TCTGGGGATAAATGATTTATATATATAATTAACTTAATACTTACTACTTAGTTACTAAGTTACTAGGTTACTAAGTTAGTAGTTAAGTATTAAGTACTTAATGATTAATGTTAAGTAAGTTAATTATATATATAAATCATTTATGTACAGATAAAACACAAAAGGGTTGTTGACAGATTTTCACTCTTGTGCTAAGATTATTAACATGAAAATTCTAAGTTTAGATCTAAGCACAAAAAGTTCAGGATATGCAGTTTTTGAGGATGAAAAATTAATTGATTATGGTGTGATTAAAAGCACAGACGAAGACCTTCTTGTGAGAGGTAACTACATGGCAGAGTTTGTGAGATTACTCTGTGAGAAATATGGCAAATTTGATTTAGTCGGAATTGAAGAGCTAAAAGTTTTAAGTAATCAGGCAACTCTTGTGAAATTAGCACAGGTGCAAGGTATGGTTTTAAGAGAGCTAAAAGATCAAGAGGTTAAGTTTGTAATGCCTACTGTGTGGAGAAAAAAATTTAAGCTAAACGGTAAAAGAGCTGATGCAAAAGCTAAGGCTATCGAGCTTTGTGGAGAGCTTGGTTATGAAGTTGAATGTGATGATGATGCAGAAGCAATACTTTTAGGAATTTATTTCCAAAAAGGGTTGACAAGGAAACCCTAATCTGATATACTAATTATCAGGCACACCTATTCCTTTCTGTGTGCTAGGATAGATTGCTCATTGTGAGCGGTGTTTGTTTCACGGTGAATGGTGAGAGGTTTTTGTTGGTATTTTTCCCTCTCACCTCCCTCTGCCCTTGTAGCCAAGAGGTTAAGGCATGGCTCTGCAAAAGCTTGATCGTAGGTTCAAATCCTATCAGGGGCTTGTCATGATTGGTATTCATGTCTCCTATGGGGTATCTACCCCTCTGCATCCTTGGTCTAATGGATATGACAGAGGTCTTCTAAACCTTTAATACAGGTTCGATTCCTGTAGGATGTATATCAAATTTTGGAGGTTTGCTAGTATGGCTAGAACTGGTAAACTTTACTCTGAAACAATGCGAGAACTCAGTCTCTTGGATGAGGACTCACTAAAGCTTTATCAAATGCGTTGGGGGCTAGTAGACGTAGATGAAGTTCTTGTGAGTAAGATAGGCTTTGAAGTCTATAACTCAATTCCTCCTGCAACTCCTGTGGCTAAAAATGCTATGCTTCAAATTATGGCTAGTTTTGAAGATAACTATGAGCGTAAGGAGTGGGCTGACCGTATTGAGGGTAAAGCAACTCAAACTACTGTCAATGTCAACCACGATACCAAGGATGGTGTTGAGGAGCTTAAGAACTACACTAAAGCTAAGCTTGATGAGTTGTTTGGAGATATGAATGACTAAGAAGAACCCTAGAAATAAGGTTTTTGATAGCTATTATCCTGATCTTTTGGTTTTATTAGAGACATTTGCATCCTCAGTGATCTATGATGGTGATTATTTGACTGCTGAAGATGCTGTCATTGACTACCTTGTGGATATGTACTCTTCGACATTCCTAGATGAGATTGATTACATCTTGGATGCCTTAGGGTACAATATCTATCCACAGGATCTAATAAACCTGAGAAATGGTGTAGATACTTCTTCTTTTGTGAGAAGTAATCGTGGAAGACTAAGAGAAATTCTTGATGGTCATGTAAAAGACCTTAAGAAGCTTGTGAATGAAAACAAGGACACTCAGAGCAAAGAAGATATCTACAAGTCCTATTGGTCTAACATTGACCGTCTTGCTTTAAGTGAGACACAGATGGGAATTGAGAAAGCTTCTGTGCAAAGTGCTAAACTCTTTGGAGACATCACAGGTGAACAGCTCCTTAAGACATGGAACGCTGTAGGTGATAAGCGAACATGCCCTATCTGTAAGGCTATGGATGGTTTGACCATTCCTGTGGATGAAAGCTTCCAAGCTGTAGCTCCTTCAGTTCAGATCTCAGAAAGTCTTGATTACACAGGAGGAGATACTGTTTATGCACATCCAAGATGCAGATGTTGGGTTACTTACTCAAAAGCGTAAGGTTTTATCCAACAAGGAGAAGCTATCAATCCTTTTGGATCAAGTAACTCCACAGGATCAACTAAAAGATGCTGTGAAGGGAAAAATACCAAAGCACTTCAAGCGAAACACCATTCGTGAGAGGTTTGGTTTAGAAAAAGAATTAGAATATTACAAGCTTGGGTTCACCACAGCATTATCTGAGTTTAACTTAGAGCTATGGTGGTCTCAAGCTGTGCAATTTGGAGCGTTCCTTAGTGGAGACTTCAAAACAGGATACTGTGTGGCTACTCCTCGGTATGGTAAGTCCTTCCTCTGTGGCATTATGTCAAACCATTTTGCCTATGAAGGTGAGAACTGCTATGCTGTAGGATCAACACAAGAGTATTCAGGAATTATCATCCAGCATGCTAGGGAAATCCTAGTGAACGCTCACCCTGATGTGAAGGCTATGTTGTCCTTTGATGAAAAGGATGTCACCTCAGTGGATAAGCGACTAAAGCGTGGTTTATCATCATTCTCTAGTGAGGGGTTCACATTCAGAAATGGTGGTAAGTTAGAGGGTCTATCCGCAGGTAGTAACTACACTGATCCATCTAAAATCCACGTTATTGGTCGTGGAGGAAACATGTTTGGGGATGAAGCTTCTGACATCTCACCTATTGCCCTTGGTCACATGGGTCGTAGAGAATTTGAGTCAGATGATGGTCGTAAGTTGATTATGTACCTAATCTCTAACCCTCGGTCATTGAATAGTTTTTATGACTTCATGACCAATGAGGATCTTGCTGATGATGAATTTGTTATGTGGCTGGATGTGGTTACAGCAATGGAGGAGGGAAGCATCAGGTACACCAAGGATGAGTTGATGAGATCTCAGTTCACAATTACAGAAGATTCTATTCGAGAAAACCTTCTGTGTGAGTTCCCTACTGAGAGATCTTCATTCTTTGATGCCTCACCTGATATTCTTGATGATTTTGACATGAAAGCAGATGGCTTGGAGTTCTTCCTTGGAGTGGATAGTGCCTATAAAGGTGCGGACTCTATTCAGGTTACTATCTCTTCTGTGGACAAGTCTAATCACTTCACAGCTATTGATACAATGGACATTAAGCCTAAAGAGTGGATTGATGGTGTCACAGCTATTGAAATTGTCAATAAGATTGTGACCATTGCCAATCAACTCAATGTGAAAGCTATCGGCATAGATGCTGGTGGTGGAGCACATATTGTACAGCCTCTCAAGATGAGAAGGTTGTCAGGACAGCTAAAATGCCCTGTGTATGACATCAACTTTGGTGGTAAACCTACTGAGATTAAGATCATTGGTAAAGATCCTAGTGCTGAATATGCCTTTAACCGTAGAGCTGAAATGCACCTAATGTTGAGAGGTATGATGGAAGCACAGAGAGTTTCCTTTGTGAGAAAAGTGTGGGATGCTATCTCAAGGCAGATGTCATTTGTGTCTGAGGTTCAAAGACCTGAGGACAGAAAAGTTAAGATCAGACCTAAGGCAGAGATCAAGAAGCTACTTAGACAGTCTCCTGACGAACTGGATAGTGTATTGCTTTCTCTCCATGTGGCTGAGCTTTATTACTTAGGAGGGTCATAATGACTTGTGGAAAGTGTAAGAAAGATGACTGTGGTGGTCAATGTGCAATGGATAGGCACTTCCTTGCTGACTACAAGGACAGATTGATCTATTCAAGTACAGGATTCAGAGGAACATCTATCAATGAAAATCTAGAAGAGATTGAGCAACTGGCTCTTGATCTTCCTGATGTTGATTACATCCTAGATAACATTGTTAATTACATGTTCACCAACTCACTTACTACTGATGACTTCAGTAAGGATGAGGAGTTGAGAAAATTCCTCTATGGTCATAACTTTAATGGTCAGAGAAACTATGATGTACTGAAGCAAGTAGCTAAAGGGTATAGAAAATATGGATACTATGGTATATTAGCCACAAAAGATGGTCTTGTAGGTATTCATCCTAAGGACATTCTTGCTTGTGTGATTGACTACCCTAAAATCCCTGTGTTAAGACAAAACTTGACTTATCTTATCAAGAAGGGTGATTACTACAGAACACCTTATGTACAGAAAACAGGAAACCCTAGAGTAGCAAGTGATTACTCAGAGGATGATATCAAAGAAATCCTTAAAGATCCTGAGAAGTACAAGAATGATGTAATGGTTGTAACTAGTGATGAGTTCGCTTGTGTCAGATTAGATACATCACAGGTATTCTGTATGAGTCCTTTGCTTAAGGATAGAAAGCGTGTAGAGCTTATTCTAAATATCCTTAACCGTATGAACTATGATATTTCAAGAAATGGTATTGGTACTATTGCTTTACAAGCTAAGGATACCTTGGAAGAGCAGATTGAGGAAAGTGTAGAGCAAGGTTCTGCTTTCTCTAGTGGAGAGTTACTTGACATGGGTAGAACTGCTAAGGCAGAACGTACCCAGAAGATTGTCGAGGATATGAACGCTTTTGCTGAGAAACTTTCTGAAACTGAGTTCAATGATGCTATTGTGTACTCAGGCAACTTCCAAAACCTAGAACAGCTAGAGCGTGATACTAAAGCAACTGACTTCCTGGACTACTTATCACAGTATGTTCCAGCTATTATCTGTCAGATGTTTGGAGTACCTGCTAGACTGTTTGACTTGAATAAAACAGTATCGAATATTGGTACTTACAGCATCATTGATAACGCTATGAAGAACACAATCATTCCAATGCGAGATCACTTCCTTGGACAGATTGTACACTTGCTTCAACATACTACAGGACTGAAAGAGCATATTAAGTTTGATAGTTATGAGTTTACTAACAGCTACAACTACAACAATGACCTTTACATCCTAGATGTGTATGAACGCTTGAAGAATGTTGACCAGCGAATGGCTGATGCTTATTTAGCTAAAAACTTAATTGTGTAGGAGTATATAATGTCAGACAAAATTTTGACGATTGATGAACTTGCTAAGATGCAGGAGAAAGTTATTGATGCAACTAAATCAGATGCACCTGTGGCTATTGAAACACCTACCACAAGTGTTGTGAATGGTGATCCTTCTAAGGTTCAATCTATTGATCCTAAGAACTACACAGTGGAGTTATGGCTTCCTGTGACAAGTGCTACACCTGCAACTGCTGAACGTGTAATGGATGGTACAGCATATAAGCAATTTGTTAATGCTGACCAGAAGTTCATTACAGCTCGTATTGCACGTAAGGTTCGTAGCTATGCTTCAGTAATCACTATGGCATTTACAAAATTCAATGAAGATGGAGACTCAGAGATCTACACTGTGGATGATCTGCTTAAAGTCTATGAAGTCTTTGATGATGATGTGATTGATGCCTGTGAGAAGCTTGTAGGTACTGTTCTTGGTATTCCTGATCACTTGATGCAATATATCACTGATACTTCATTGATTGAGACTTGCACAAAGATCATCAATAACAACCCTTCATTTTTTCAAGCTGGTTAGTTATCTAATTCGATACAACTGGGCTTGGGTTAATGGAAAGATAAAAGAGAAAGATGACTACCGTGGACTAGCCTATGAGGACATGGTAGCTATTAACCTTGATGACATAGAGGAAAAAGTCCTTGCTGTGGTCAAAGAATACAGAATGGACTACCAATATGTTGCAGATCAGATGTACTACCCTGATGTTACTGTGTATTATGCTAAGATGGTCAATAATAATGCTTTTAAGAGCTACAATGACTACCTTAACCTTGATGAAGAAGCAAAAGGTAAGTATGTTACTGATTGGGGAGTTCCTGAACCTTATGAGTATGAACTCCTAACACCTGAGAAGCAACAAAAGGCTATTGAAGCTAAAGATAAACCTAGTACAAACTCCTTGAAGGATATGTACAGGCATGGAGGAAGATTAAATGACTGAAGTACTTGGTGATGTACTTGGATTCTTAGATACTAAGCGTAAAGAAATTATGCCTGAGTATGTACGCAATGGAAAACCTGTGTACACACTGCGTAAATATGCAGACTTGACTGACCTTGATGCTGAGGTTCTTATCAATGGTGGTACAGAAAACGTAGCACAAAAGATCCCTACTATTGGGGTATCAGGTAATATGCTTCGTACTCCACGTACATCATACGCTGTGAATGTTGAAATTGCCTTTGACAACCGTGTGAAAGTGGTTGACCAAGATTTAGGTGATGGTAAGACTGAAAAGGTATATACCTTTGTAGTTGACCAACGTGCTCTTATGGAGCAATCTACAGGTCATATCTATGCAAACTACATTGTAGGGTTTGTAATTGGTAAAGGTAAAGGTGGTAAGCCTGAAGTCCGTGGAACTGTCCATATCAAGGAAGATGAGTTTATCAATGACTTTGATGCTACATTTGACCCATTTGAGATGGAAGCTATCATGGATTTGATTAACCATTACAAGCTTGAGCATGGTACAGCTAAGGTTATTGATACCATCAAGTTTTAATTTAGTTGTGGTAGGGTTGACTCCCTACCTCTTTTTGTTATAATGTGAATATAATTATGCAAGGAAGGAGCACGTTTAATGGCTACTATTAAAGTTCCTAAAATGAACCTCAAGATTGAAGTTGATGGGGAAACTAAAACTTTCAAGTCACCTTTGGCTGAAACAATCTTGGCTCAAGTAAGACGAGTAGTTGTAGGGCATGAACAGATTCAATATTATGATGTTGATGAAAACAAGTTCAAGTCATTCACTTATTGCTGTGGTGATAAGTATGAATTTAACTATGAGCTTGAAGAAGTTCCACTTAAAGACACTGAAGTTGACTGTTATGGATTCCCTATCACTTATGCAGGAGATAAATAATGACAGAAGTAAAAACCGTAGGACAAACCTACCAAGAGTACTTGCGTGAAGTACGTGCAATACAGTTTGGTAGAGAGTCTGAAGTTATTTCTTCTATCACTGAAGGCACAACTGTTAAAGCTGTGGAGGCTGAGAAGCCTAATAAACAAACAAAGAAGAAGGTAGACAAGTAGTGAGTAAATTTAGAGTATCAAGATTCCTGAAGCGTGACCTAGTAGCTAGAGTAAGTTTCTTGAATGATAAAGGTATTATCCAAAACTCACGAAAGTTCTTTGAATTTTATCCTGGTGACAACCAAGAGAGCGAAGGTTGGTATGAAACTACTGATGAAGTTCTCTTGGCTAGTCTAAAGGAGCAAACAGAACAGCTACCTTATTCACCTGAGACTGAGGCAGGACTCAAACAAGACAATGTTGAGTATGAGTACGCCTACTGTGCCTCATGTGGTGGTAAGAAAGTAAGAAAACTTAAATATAATTTGTTTGAGGTTATTGAATAATGCACATCAAGACACAGATTGCAGGAAAGATCATGAATGAGATCAATGACTACCTTGAAAGAAAAGATAGCCTTGATAACATCTTGAACTTATCCCAAGAAAGCACTGAAAAAGAGTGCCTATCTGTGAATAAGGTTGAAAACAGTGAAGGTTACATGACCTTGTTATCTGAAGGTTCTGTGCTCTATCAGGATGGTACTATTAGACTTTACTTGTGTAAGGGTACACTCAAGAACTGGTATGATAGCATTGATGAAACTTTTGAAGGTTATGTATCAACTGGTCACAGAGATCTCAATAGTTATCCTGTTAGAGAAGGTTATTTCAGAAAGAGTGACCTTAAATTGGTTCAGGATGACAATGGTAGATATGATCTACTGGTTAAACCCCATGTCAATACACAACTAAGCAATGTTAAGGATATTATTCTTCAAGATGAGCCTTTTGCAATCTCATCTGAGTTTCTATGGTATCACAAAGATATTGGGGATGATGATATTGAAGAATATGCAAAACTCATTGCTTATAATGTGGAACATGGCGGTGATATTGATGTACCTATCACAGATAAGGTAGAGATTACTGGTTTCTCTTTTGTGGGGAATCCTGGTAATGCTAAGAGTGGTGGATATGATCCATCCTTACTAGTAAGAAATGAGGAAGAACACTTGAAGAATAAAGAAATTCTTGAAAAAGTACTTGCTCACCTTTCTGCTCAAGTAGAACCTGAGGAAGTTAAAGAGGATGAAGTCCTTGAAGAAGCTCCTGTGGTTGAAGAAGAGCCTAAAGCTGAAGAAGCTGAAGAAAAGGTAGAGGAAGCTACTGAAGAGCCTAAAGAAGAAGAGGCTAAATCAGAAGAGTCTCAAGCATTGGCACAAGCTATTGAAGCTATTGAGGCATTGACTGCTGAAAATGAAGCTCTTAAAGCTGAAATTGCTACTAAAGATGCTATTATTGCAGAAAAAGAAGCTAATGAAAGTGTTGTAGAAGGACAACTTTCTAAACTAGCTGTGTTGCTTGATAAAGCAAACCCTGTGGTAGAGAAAGCTTCTAAAGTAGAAGAAGAACAACCTAAGAACCGTTTTGGACGTGTTCGTTTTGGAGGACAATAAATTGACTAAAGTAAATTTTGATATTTTGCTTGGTGAAGCTATTGATAACTTGTATGAGCGTACTAAAGCTCAACTAGCTAACAAAGAAAACTTCACTAATGAAGATGGTAAGATTCCTTTTGGTATCTCACGTGACTGGTCTAAAGCTCAACCTTCACTTCGTGAAGTTGGTATGGATGATGAGTTGGTAAACGATATCCTTAAACGTTTTGAACAATCATCTTTTGGAGCTTTACGCCAAGCTAAAAATGGTGACTGGATCATGGAAGGTATCACTTGGGGTACTAAAGCTCCTGACTTTGCTAATGATACTTCAGATGCCTGCTGTTTTACTGAGAAATTCACTATGCAAGCAACTGGTGATGCTACTCCTGTACGTTACCTCTGTTTCAAAGACTGTGAAACACGTCTTGACCGCTTGATGAAAGACAAAATGCACTTCAAACAAGGAGATCTTATTAATATCTTCCAACGTTTGGGTATGTCTTATGAAGAAGCTGAACAATTCATGGCTTGGTACACATTTGCCTTTATCGTTCAACGTCATATCGTTCAAGGTATGTTGAACTTCCAAGGTCAAGGTCTTCGTCCATTCGCAGGTGTGGCTGAAATGATGTCTCACCCAGGGGTTACTCCTATTGATGCTTCAGGATCTATCATTGGTGCTTTCCGTCAAGTAGCTTGCTACCTAGATGTATTGAACAACCAATCTGCACGTTACAAGATCTATGTTCACCCACTTACACTTCGTGGAATCAAATCTGAAATCGTTCCTGGTAAAGATGGTAAACTTCCTCAAGGATGGTCTGTGAATGGTGAGTCTATCTCATTCCGTGGTATTCCATTCGGTGTATCTTACCACTTGCCTTATGACCTTGAAAAGACTATGACTGGTGAAGCTTATGTGATTGACTTGTCTAGAGTTGAAGCTTTGACTCAATATGACTTGTTCGTACCACAATCTTCTATCTACACTCAACGTACAGAAGATACAACTAAACCAGGATGTGAAGTGATCTGTGATAAGTATGAAAACTTCGGTTTGGTACATACTAACTCACCAATCTCTCACTTGTTGATTGCCAACATCCCATTGGATCAAACTTGTCCTGCTGTGGTATTCGAGCGTATCCAAGGTCTTCTTACTGGACTCAATCCATTCCCTATGGCTACTATCCCTGCAAAATAAGGAGTTAAGATATGCAACCTGAATTGGAGTTAATGAAGATTACACAGAAGCTTCAAGATAGGTGTGGCTGTTTTGACTGTGATGATGGAGCAACTATGCAACGGTACATGGAGAGCTTTCTCCGTGTCCTTGCTAGGCTGTTCTGTTGGACTGATGGTGAATGTGATACTATCTTAAGAGCTAGAAGACATGAAGTGATTGAAGTCAAAGACTTTGAAATCTGTGGATGTGATGCAATGGTTGAGATCAAGCCTTACTACTTTAAAGGTTTTGACCCTTCAACACTTAAGGTATATATGCACAAGAGAAAAGGTCTTGAGCGTGAGGAGTATGAAATTACTCCTGATAAGTACAACTGGTCTTTTGTTGATGGTACTATTCTAATCAATGTAACTGAAGAGTTGAGTCCATGTTGTAGATGCTGTGATCCTTGCTCCTGTGAGGCTGAGTACAAGATTATTCTTGATTATGAAGCTGGTTATACTTCTGCCAGCCTACCTGACTGTATCTTTGAAGCAATGTGTCACTTCATGAACATCTTTGTAGCCTACCAAAACAAATGTGGTACACTTGATGAGTGTGCTAACATGGATAGACTTGCTGTAGGAGCTGTCCTAGAGCAAAAATCAGTAGACTACATTGTTCGTAAATGGACTGTGGATAAGACAAGCCTAGATACAATCTATGTTAAGCTTATCAACACATGGGCACTTAAGACACTTAGTTCACTATCACTGTGTAAGAAAGTTTACACAGAAAATATGTACTTAGCTATTGGGAGAAGAAAAGAATGCAAGTAAGATACAATGGAGAGTATGCTAGAGAGCAACGCTCTTATGGCTGTTCCAAGTGTGGTACTGGTCGCTCAATTAGTGGAGTAGAAACTTATAGAACTGTGTATAGAACTTACTACAGTGGAAGGCTTTATATCTTTGAACAAGGTAAAACCTATCCTGTGGATGACATCTTAGGAAAGTATCTAACTAACTTAAGATACACAGATAAGGAAGGTGTAATCAGAAATACTTTCTCTGAAGTACCTGATAACACTGAGGCTACCTATGTAAGAAATGTAGAAGAGACTGAGTTTCATATCCCTGAAGAGCCAAAACCTACAGAAGAAGCTCCAAAACCTCCTGTAACAGAGGAAGCTCCTAAGCCTTCAGAAGAACCTACACCAACTGAATCTCCTAAGCCAACTGAGGAGCAACCTACAGAACCAGGAGCAGGTGAGGGTTATCCTCCTTCAGATCATCTTGATTAGGAGGTCGTAGATGCCACTACCTAGAACTAATAGAGAGATCCTTGTGTTAAGGCAAGGCACAGCAACACCTACTTATGATGAGAACTCTAGGCAGGTCATGAAGTGCTTGTGGGAAGAGGTTGAGCATTTATACTGTGTAGACCACATGCCTACATCTAGGGGTTCTGAGAGTGATGCGACTACAACCCACACTCTTGAAGGATCTAGACAACTAGAGACTTTCTACTTTTCACTACACAACCAACACCATTCCTGTGACTTTGATATCAAGCATGGGTACTACATCCTACAAAGAATATCTACCAAGTGTAACTATTGGGAATGTCCTGAGGATGCTGGTTATATGTTTTGGAAAGTAGTAGCATGTCGCACGTATGAGATTATGCCTGGGTGCTGGGATATAAAGATGACAGGTGAAAGACTGTCTCCACGTGAGAGTGAACAGAAAGTACTTGAGTGTGCCCCTTATATCAAACAGTTACAGGGGGTGATTACTCGTGACCACGACTGATATTCATGACTGGAAAGGTACTGAGTTTGTGGAAGAGTTTACCGACTTTGTTCTTACTGGTACTTTGGAAGCTAAGGCTATTGCTTCTAGACAAACAGGTAGAATGGTAAACTCAGTTAAGATAAGAAAAGTCAGTGATGGCTTTGAGGTGTATAGTGATCGTAATGACTTTCCTCCTACTAAGAGAGGTAAAGTTAGATACTATACCAAAGTTTATGTTGAGAGAGGCTATCCTAATTATCCTCCATTTGACTTCCTTATGGAAGGTTTCCTAAATGTAGGAGAGGGAGAACTTGTGAAAGGTGGAGTAGGTCAGTACTCTGCTAAGCACCCTTCAGGTAGACGGGGATCAGGTACAGCAATTCTAACTCAGAGCGATAAGTCTGCTGTGACTGCATATAGAGAAAGAGCTGAAAGTAGATTGGCTGTTAAGATTCCTAAGAGGCTACAGAAATGAATAGTGCAATATACATAAACATTAAGAAATGGCTTCAGATGTATGGAGCTGGTGTTCTAGATTACTTCATTCAACCTGACCATCCCGAAGAGCTAGATCCTAGAAAACGTTATGATAACTTTGATGTGCAATTTAACCAACACGTAGGAACTACTGAGCACTTCCAACTTAACCAAGGAGCTGAGTTTCCATTCTTGGCAATAGATGTTTCTTGTGATAATTCTTCTAAGTGCTTTCCTAGATTCTATGTTACATTCTCTGTATATTACTCATCTGTGTCTCCCCCTACTGGTAGGGTATGTATTGAGAACACTCCTGAGGGTAAACTTGAGTATAGAGAAGAAGTGCACTGTCAAATAAAAAATATGTTGGTTCATCAAGTTAAAACCCCTAAAGGTATACAGAGAAAGACATTCGCTCAGGATGTAGCTTCATTGGATAATTGGTACTTACCTATCAATGCTAAAGTGCTTGATGTGGGATGTCCATTAGACTTCTCTAATGAGCTTGTAGATGAGGTTGAAATGTTCTCATTCCCTGCTACCTTATCAATATATACATGTTAAGAAGGAGAGAGAACATGGCTGTGGAAAAACCACTAAATGTAGATGAGTTCTTCATGTCTCGTAATGAGATTGCAAACCGTCACGGTAGCCGTCTTGAGCTTCAAGCAATGGCACGTGTCCGTGAACACATGGTTGAAGAAGCTAATAAACCAAAACCTTCAGTGCAAGCTGATAACAAGAAAAAGGAGAAATAAATGTCTAACTGTTTTGTAGATATGTCTCATCCTATGTACGGTTACAATACCCAAGATAAAGACAATAAAATTATTGTCGCTATCAATGAGGAAATCCGTCCTTGTGTTCGCTGGAAAGCTAACAAACAAGTACAAATTCCTACTGGTACTTTAGTACAATACGTACGTAAGGATGTGCCTGAAGATCAACTAAACTGTACACCTTTGAAATGCTTCAACACAGGTACACTTTATGTGAAAGCTGTAGATAAAGCTATCAAGGTAAACTACCAAGTACGTTCAGATGCTGATGACTATGCACTTGGTTTCAACATGGTATATGTAAACGTTCCTAAAGCTGGTACTTACCAACTTAAAGTAGCTGTAGCAGACTTTACAGATCTTGCTCAAGCTAACTCATACGTGTACACATACAACTTTGAAACTCATGCACCTGGATTCGTACTCCGTACTATTGACCTTGCTGATACAAAAGCAATGACTCAAACAGGTAATGGATGGAAACCTTCTGACCACGGTGTAGTAATCTCTTATGAAGTTACTTACACAGGTACAGATGACTTTGATGGTCAAATTGGTCTTTCATCTCCAATGATCGTTAATGATCGTGCTGAGTTGCGTAAATTCTCTAATGTGTTGCTTTCATGTTTGACTTCATTCACACACAACATTTCAGTACCTACTACAGATGCTAGATGTTTTGGACGTCAATATGACAAATCACAAATTGAGATCACTAAAGAAATCACAGCTACTACAACTTCTTGTAATGACTACTGGTTGAACCCACTTCAATCTATGTCTAAGAAACTTACAAGTGGTATCCCTGTGACAGACAGCTTCACAGTAGAACGACTTGAAGTAGATGGTAAAGAATATGGATCACTTGTTATCCCTGACCTTTACTATGAAGATTGTAATACAATCATTATCTCTTCTGACCGCTGTGACTGTACTTACCTTTCATCAATGCCAATCTCTGCTGGTGTAGGACTTGAGGATGATGAGTTTATCGCTCTTACTCAAACATATCATGGATTGAGTCGTGGTACAGTTCTTGTGAACCCAATGTACATTGGTGAAAAACTTCTTGTGACTTACAATGCTGAGCGTGATGTTGAGCTTATTGTAGCTAATGACAAACGTCTTCGTAACACTCACTTCCGTGTTACTCAAATGGTTGAAAACACAAGAGGAATCAGAGAATACTATGTATTCAACAATGTCCTTATCACAGAAAACTCAAGAGAGTTCGGTACAGATGGAGAAATCACTTTGTCATTGACATTCACTGTAAGTCGTGATGAAAATGGTAACTTCTATGAAATCCGTAGAAACATTGAGGATGTAGCTTAAGTAGGAGAGTTTTAATGTCAGTACGTACTATAAGTGTTACAATTAATGGTCTTAACGATATTGAGGCTAAGACAAAATTATTGAATAACATGAAAGCGACTGTGCTTGATATTGAACGTATGATTAAGAAGATGGGCAGGTCTAATAACCTGCCCTCTATTAATTTAAAGCTCAATATTGATACTTCTGATATCCAAAGACAGATCAATAATGTCAATGCCCTTGTGAGCAAGGCATCAGGATCTAGTGTTGGTGGAAGTAGCAAGGTAAAAAGTCAAGCAGTAGAGGTCACTAACTTAGCTGAGTCTTGGAAAAACGTAGGATCTGCTATGTCTATAGCTGATAGAGCACTTACTAGTCTGACATCAAACATGATTAAGCTAGGAGCTATCAATCCTGCTAAAACCATGCTCAGTGGTCTCAGATCAGTCTCATCTGAGCTTTTAAATGTACAGAAGTCATTTACATCATTAGTCAATGGAAAGCTCACTAGTGGCTTTCAGGGCATCATTTCATCCGCTGTGACTACCTTGAGACAAGGTGTTGCTGGAATGGTGTCTGAGTCACAAAAAGTAGGGGATGCTATGCAGATCTATAGGGTCAACATGTCATCTCTAGGCTTTAATGAAAAGGATGTAAATAAGTCTCTTAAGAGATTAGGAGATTATGGTAAAGCTTCTGTGTATGATGCTTCTGACTTGCTCAACCAAGCATCAACTTACTATGCTTATAACCGTAAAGACTCTGAGGATATTGTAAAAGCCTTTGCTGGGCTTATTGCACAAACTCAAAACCCTGTACAGGGTCTTAAGACAGCAGGAGAGCAAACAGCTCAAATGCTTGCTAATGGTTATCTTAACCAACAAGACTTCAAGTTCACTAGAGAAAGATTTTCTGCTCTTGGTGCATCTGAAGTTAATAAACGGCTTCTAGAGCTTGCTCAGGCTAAGGGTTATAAGTCTATTATTGAAGCTACTCAGAAGAAGGGTATCACAGCTGATGAATACCTAGATGTCATTAAGGAAGTAGGTAACAGTCCTAAGTTCCAAAGCCTTGTGACTTCTATCCTTACTCCTAAGCAAGCTATTGAGAACTTAAAAGAAACACTTTCAAACCTCCTTGTGTTTGATAAAGTGGATGAAGATGGTAATACTACACCAGGTGCACTTAACAAGGTATATGTAGCTACAAGAGACTTCATTAAGAACATCACAGATCTTGTGGGAAGTGAAAAGTTTGAAGGCTATGTAAGAAAGCTTGGAGATGCTATTGGTACAGGCATTGAGAATATCAATAAGTTCTCAAGAGCTATCACCCTTATGTTTGGTGACCAACTCATCAAGTCTATGGAGAAGTTTGGTAAAGACTTCACTTCTAGCCTTGATGGTAATGTGATGAAGAACTTCCAAGGCTTCATGCAATCACTGATTAACCTCTTTAATGAGTCAGGAAGTGCTATTGGACGTTTTGTGAGTGATGCTGGTAATGCTTATATCAAGTATTTAACCTCTTGGGTTGATATTGGTAGAGAGCTTGTAGATGGAGGTATCTTAGATGCTATCACTAACACCATTGAGGTTATCACTAATCTACAAAATCTTGCTGTAAGTAGTGGTGCTGTAAAAGGACTAGCTGAGTTCATTAAAGGCATGTCAGATGTATTAAAAACATTGACAGGTGATAGTAAGTATGCTTCCTATGCAACTACAGTAGTTACATCTATTAGAGGCTTTGCAGAAGAGCTAGTCAAAACACTTGATTTTCTAGTTAAGAAAACCCCTATAATTGAAGTTGCATCTAAGTTAATCTCTTCTGTGTTTGACTTCTTCTCAAACTTTGTGAAACTCACAAGACAGGGTGTTGATAATGATGGCTTCAGAAATGGACTTAAGAACTTAGGTAATGTTGTAAAAGACTTACTTGATTACTTAGCTCCTGTGCTTGCTAGAATAACCTCTAGTGCCTTAAATGCACTTACATCTGACACAGGTGTGAGATTCTTTAAAGCACTCTCAAACTTCGTTAAAGCTGTAGTAACAGCTATTGAGAATGTTATCAAGTCCTTTGGTGGAGGAAACCTTCAAAAAGGCTTTGAAAAGATCCTAAACACTCTCACTGTGCTTGTAGAGATGTTTGCTAAGGTTGCTGAAGTACTTGGTCATGTAGGTAAGTACCTCATCATTGGAGCACTTATTGGTAAGGCTACCTCTCTTGTGTCTAACATTGTGTCCTTCATTGGTACAACTGTTAATAGCTTGGGTCAACTAAGCAACTTTGCTCTTCCAGGAAAGGTTAAGCAAGGAGTAGCTGGTGGACTTGCAGGAGGTCAAAGCCTTCTTACTGGTGGAGGACTATTATCAGGCTTCCTTAACAAGAGAGCTGATAAGTACTACTCTAAGAAGAGTCAAAGAGCCTTCCTTGCAGACGATCCTGTGAATGGAAGCTACTATGCTGGACTAGCTTTACAGGCTAGAAACAACACTAAAGAGCAACTTAAGCTCAGTAAAGTGTTTAAGGACTCTGCTCAAGCTTATAAGAATGTTAGAGCCAATGGAGGTACATTCAGACAGGCTATTGGAGCAGGTTTTGATAAGGCTGGTAACTTAGGTCAATCACTTAAAGGAGCTGGACTTGCATTTGGTACAATGTTTGGTGGAATAGCCTTAGATGGTATCAACAATGCTGTACAAAGTAGTAAAGTTTCTACAGGTATGAAACAAGCCTCTACTGTGATTACAAGTACTGCATCAGGAGCTTTAGCTGGTGCTGGGATTGGATCTATGTTCACTCCTATTGGTACAGCTATTGGTGCTGGTATTGGTGGTTTTGTAGGACTTATCCAAGGTATGTTCACAAATGATGCTGAGAACCAAGCCAAGAAGGAACAAGCTAAGTTAGAAGCTGAAGCTGAGAAACAAAAAGAAGAGCAGAATAAGGCTATTAGAAGTGCCAAAGTTGATGCTCTCAAACAAGAAGCTAAGCAGTATGGTGATCTGATGAGAAACTTCTACAAGTCAGTCACTAATGACTCTTCTGTGCAATCTGATATCTCTAATGCCCTAGCTCTTGTGTCAGGTAATGCAGGTAAGTTCAATGGAGACTTAAGTAAAGGTGGAGCTAACCTTGGACTTGCTACTGAGTACCTTCCTAAAGATGTTGACAAGTACAGTGTCAATATTGGAGGTGAAGAGAAGACTTGGGCACAATGGAAAGAAGAGCTTGGTGTAACTGACCTTGAGCTTATGAAGTCACTACAGGCTTTATATGCACAGTATGGTCAAAGATATGTTGAGCTTAAGAATACCACAGATGGTACTGTAGAAGTTATCAAGACCCTATCTGATACTGAGTACAAGAGACAAGAAGATTCATCCAAGAACTTCACAGATGCCTTTAATGCTCTTGGAATTGCTACTCAGAAGATTCCTGAAATTCCATTCAAGAAGATTGCTGAAGTTAAAGAGCAATTAGACTATGCACTTAAAGGAGGGAACTTCAGTAATAAGGAAGACCAAGACTCCGCTGTGCAAAAAGTCTTAATGGACATGGGAGCTAGCGAGGAAAAGGTCATTAATGCTTCCAAGGAAGATCTCTATAGATGGGCTAGAACACTTCAGGAGTCTGCTACAGCAAATTCTAAGAGTAATGATGAAGTCCATGCTACAGCAACAGATGAACTTAGAAAAGTAGTTGATAGTACTAAGAATAAAGTTTGGAAAGATCTTTTAGATGGCATAGTCAAGAAAAGTGAAAACTTTAACACTGAAGATCTTATTAGTCTTTCTACTGCTGGTAAAGCACTAGATGATGCTGACTCCAAAATTATTCAGTATAAACTTCAACAGGCATCAAAAGCTACAAAAGAGAAAATCAATGAAGTTGCAGGTAAGAATGTTGATGATCTTATCCAAGAGCTTAAGATGCTAACAGGTTCTGGATTGACTGACAACTCTACTTATAAGGCTGACACTAAAGAGTTTAATACTATCCTAGAGAAAATAGGTATTATTGACCAAAAACTTAGACAAAAAGTAATTGACAAAGTACTTAAGGATGGTGAGACCATTGAAAAGGCTATCCAAGAGGTAGCTGATGATAAAGGAGCTCTTAGTGAAGAAGACCTTAGCTCACTCAAGCTTTCTGCTAATAACTTCTACAATGTTGTAGGTGAGTTGAAATCTAAAGGACAGATCAAGCTAGAAAAAGCTAATGAACTCCTTAAAGGAATCCCTATTGACCTTGTAGATGTATCTAAACTTACTCCTGAAGGACAAGCTCTTGTGGAAGAGCTTAAGACTAAGGTTGACAAGACCACAGGAAAGATCAAAGAGGCTAAGGACAAAGTTAAAGGCAATGATCCTAAGGATGTTGATACCTCTAAGATTACAGAAGAAGGTAATAAGATCCAAGAAGCCCTAAGCTCACTTGCTAACAGTGTTGCTAATGCTGTTACTAGTATCTTTAACTCTACTCCTAAGTCAGTTAAAGGTATAGGTAAAAAGGGTACAGGTGTTGTTTTAGGAGGTTTCAGATCTAATGGAGGAATCATTCCTGAATACCACTCTGATGGTGACATTATTGGAGTTGATTGGAAGCCTAAAGGAACTGATACTGTGCCTACTATGCTTACTCCTGGTGAGTATGTCTTGAGGAAGAAAGCTGTTGAAAGTCTAGGACTAAACTTCCTGAATAATCTCAACAAATATGGTAATAAAGCCTTGCAAAGTAACTCAGGACAGACTATAATTAATAATGTATACAACACAAATAATGCTAAGATTAGTCAAAATATTGACAACAAATCTCAGTATCTAAATGGGTTGTTTGGAATTGACAGATTGATGAGGTATGTTTAATGTTTAGATGTGATGAAAACTTCACCCAACCTAAACGCTACATCCAATTTAATGACCTTGTGTTCCTTGGTAGAAAATCTATTGATGAGCAGACAGAAAGTATTAGTTTGCGTGAGAATAAAACCTCACGCACTTTTACTAATGGTTCTTATGTTGGTAACACTAGTAAGATGTCTCTTGTGGACTCTAACACAATCTCATTACAGATAGCACTCAAAACACATGACTGGTCAGAAGAGCATGTACAAGCTCACTATGACTTCATCATGGAGCAATTAATGACACCAGGAAAGCTGTGGGCTGTACAAACAGGTCTACAGCTTGTGTGGTGCAATGCTTATGTCACAAGTATTCAGAACAATAAACAGTGGGTACTCACAGATGATGACTACCTTGTGTTTAAGGTAGAGTTTGATAATCCTGATGGTGTATGGTATAAGGCAGATGATGATAAGACATTCCTAGAGCCTTATGATAACTGTGACTTCCTTGATATGAAGGCTAGTTGCTTAGGTAAGTCAAGACATTGCTGTAATGGACTACCTAACTGTAATAACTACTGTGAGTGTTGTGAAAGTGACTGCTGTGAGATGGATGGTATGATTGATCTATGTACAGCACAAACCAATGTAGAGTTTATGAATGACTTCTTTGAAGAATGTAACTCTAAGTGGAGAGTAGTCTACAACTGTTCTAAGTGTAAGAAAGATGGCAAAGGCTTACAGTGTATGTATAAGCATGCTATCTGTGACACTTGTGTGAATGAAGTTCTCACAGGAGAGTTTCTATCTACTACAGTACTAGATAGTCACAAGTGGAGTATTGCTATTGAAGGAGACTTCAAAGATCCTATTGTAAGGATCAATGATATTGACTTCAAGATTAAAGGTGAGTACTCAGGAGTGCTTACAGCTAACTATAAGGGTGAGCTTAAGTATGCTAAGTCTTGGGAATGTCTAGAGTTCAACTACCAAGATATCTCACTTTCTGTGCTAAAACTGTGTGCTGAGTTACCTTACATTAAGAAAGGACTCAATACTGTGTCAGTAAGTGGTGTAGAAAGTGATACAGCTTGTATTTATATAGATTATGAGAGCGTAACAGTATGATTGGTTATATTATTAATAGTGAGGCTTCAGGAAGGAAGTCAGTAATTATACCTAAGGATGACTTCCTTAATGATATTCAAGTACAGTTTTCCTTAATGGAAGTGCCTGCTATCACCTTGACCTTACCCTTAAAATATTCCAAGCTACTCAGTGGTAATACACACATTGTAGTTCAGACAGATGACTGGAAGTATGAAGGTTATGTAGGAGATAAGTCAAGTGACTATCAGAATAGCACAGTAACTGTTCAGACTTCACATGTAATCGGTAGGCTAGGGAAACGTACCCTTCCTACCAATGTTACTGTGAAAGCTAGATCTGTAGTATCTGCTGTAGAGCAAGCTATGGGCTATTGGTCAAATGAACAGCATAAGGATGATCTCCTTAATGAGTTCAAGATCAAGTATGTGGATGATTATGCTGAAAAGAACCTGATTGAGTATGAGTTCTCAAGAGAGTCATTCCTAGAGTTCCTTACAAAAGTATGTGAGAAGACTACCTCCCTCTATTGGAGAGTTAATCGCTATGATCCTTACCTGATTGAGTTTGGTATCTTTGGTATTAAGAGAGATGTTCTCATCAATGAATACAACTACCTTGTGTCTTTAGATAACATCTCAGAGAATTATGAGGATACTATAAACATTGCTGTAGCTATGTCAGATAAGTCAGACTCAGGAGCTAGTTCATTAACCCTTAGAGATATCTTCTATAATCCTAAGTTCATGCTTGAAGGCTTCCCTGTGATTAAGACAGGTAACAAGGTAAACTCACAGCGGTCTTATGACTATCCACAACTTCCTGTGTTTGCTCCTGAGATTATTGGTGATGAGTTTGCTATCCTTGATGAAGAAGGTATTGCTCTAGAAGCAGGAGAGCTTTATTGGGGAACAGTTACTGATAATGACACTCAGTCAATCGCAGAAGATAATAAAGAGATCACAGATGCTGATAGGCTTAGAGCCACAGAACAGCTCTATAGAACAGCTATTAGAAGACTTAAGAACTCACGCAGGAAGATAGTCTACACAATGACTGTAGAGCCTCTGAAGAAGCATACAGTACAGGCAGGAGATAGGGTATTGTTTACCCTTAATGCAGGAGTTTGGGAGCTCACAGCTTGTTCTAAGTACTATGAGAAGGTATTGAAGGAAAGTAACTGGTTCTTTGTGACCAAGATAACTGACCTTTACCAAGTAGGAAGTAACCACTTACAGCAACTAGAGCTTTCTAAATATCTATACAGTGATAGAGACATCATTGTGAATCAGTAGGAGGAGAAATGGCAGATTATCTAAATAAATTAGTAAATACTGTTAGTAGAACTAAATCAAGAGTAATCCAGCAATCAAAACAGCGTAGAGGAGGGGTGACTGACCTCTATGCTCTTGACTACGTGGATTCCCTTTCTACTGCTTCTTCCTGTGCTCCTTACTCAGATGATAGTATTGAAGGATCTGAGAGTGATGATATTGAAACAAGAGTAAAAACCTTTGCTAGAGCTATCAAGAAAGAGATTCCTGAGGCTAAGGCACAAGGTGTATCTGCTATTATTGGTTACTTTGTGAGAGAGTCTAATGTTACTGCTAGAAGATATGAGGCTGACTATGCTACAGGCAAACAATATGATAAAGTAGCACAAGAACCTACAGCAGAAAACCTCATGGGATCATGGCAAGCCTTTGCATCACTCTATAAAGACCCACTTAATGAACCTGGGTATAATGTAGGTGGTAAACACTGGATTGGTCTTGGATTAGGTCAGTGGACAGGCCCAAGGTCTAAAGCATTATATGAGTTTGCTAGAGCAAGAAATAGTAGCATCTTTACTTTTAACACACAAGTAGCCTTCATGATGTCTGAAGAAACACTGAAGAATGTGGTAAAAGAAGTTGCTTCTAGTGATGGAGATATTGCACAGCTTACAGCACGTTTCCTTGCCGATTGGGGAGGAGTTCCAGGTAATGCCCTTCAAGAGCGTATTGATGGAGCTAACAAGTACTTTGAAGTGGTCAAGAAAGCCCTTGAGAGTAAGGATGAATCACCTAAGGAGAAGAATGAGTCTCCAAGTGATACTGTTGTGATTGATAGAACTAAAGGATCTGCTCAGTTTAGAGTCCTTGTGCCAAGTGACTTGGATAGATTCCAAAGATGGTTCTTAAAGTTCATCATTAAGATGGATGTATCACAGTGTGATGGTAGGAAAGTAACTCCTCTATCAGATGTACACTTAGTTGTAAGTGCTAAGAATGAGGCTACAGGAGAGCAATCTGAGATTGAGCTTACTGAGATCTTTAGAAGACAGTGGGGATGTAACTGGATTGGTGATGATGCTAGTGGTGAAGGTATCTTCCCTAATAGTAACCCAATGGAAGGTTATGACTTAATGTATTCTGCATGGTATCTAAATGATGCTCAGAGAAGTGCTTTATTCAGTGCTGGTGAGAAGATCTTCACTGTGTATGCACTAGGAGAAGCACAGATTACACTAAGAAACTTCCTTAAGTTTAGTCACATCAACTAGGAGAACTAATGAACATTATAGTATCAAGGCTATATAACAGATACAAGAATAAGCTTACCCAGCTACACAGCATGGAAGCTAAACAGTTTAAACTTGAAGAGCACTTAGCATCTCACCCTACTGATTACCAAAGTGTGATCCAAAATGAGATCCTAAAAAGTGATATTCAGAGGGTTGAGTATGCTCTAAAAGAGATTGAAAGAGAGATGGAGTACTATGGAGAATAAAAAGTTTCTTGTGAAACGTATGAGAAATAGAATCCTTGTGGAATCTGCTGTGGAATACTTCTTTAGACAGGTTTATAAGAACCATGACTATGGAGGAGCTAAAGAGTGGATGGATAGTGACTATCTTGAACTCACACTAGAGAAATATTCAATCTTTTGTAGGAAAAAAGACAACATTATCACCTTAGATAATGAGGAGTTTAGCTATGACTTCTCTTACATAACAGGGTTGTGCTCAAGTTTACTGAGAGATAAGATTGAGGTATAATTGATATGACAAATGCTTACCAAGTTGCACAGCGTGTGGTAGGTCAATCCATTGATGTTGATGGCTTTCCTCCTAGTCAACCCTACCAGTGTGTAGACATTGTGAATTGGGTAGCTCAACAATTTGGAGGGTCTTTACTAGGTAATGGTAACCAGATTGGTATAGGTAATGATGTCAGTAGCTTTGCTGATGTTATACCTTACTCAAATGAGTCTCAATTAAAGGTGGGTGACATTATCTCCACTAATGAACCTTCTACACCTTATGGTCACACTCTTGTGTATGGAGGAGGTGGAGTAAATAATGCTAGAGTTATTGAACAAAACTTCAATGGAATCACTCATGTAATTGAGCACACAAGAACCATTACAGGATATGGAGCAACTATTCTTAGGATTGTGAGAATCAGAGGTCAGGATAACTATACTCCTGATGGATCTAGTGGTACTAGTGCTGATGCAGGTAAACCTAAGAAGAGTGGGGGAGTACAAAGAACTTTCTATGAGATTGTAGTGGACAAGGTTGAAGGTATTAAAGGTAATGGTGACAACACTGTGCTTGATACCTTTTATAAATGTAACAAGGTTACAGGTAAGATCAGTGGTGAATGGCTTATCTATGATAAGTACAATGGTACTGTTGGTTACTTACCTAAGTCTGCTGTAAAAGAGAAAACTGAGTACTCTAAGCAAGATAAAGAGCCAGGTAAGAAGGAAGTTGAAAAGGCTAATGGCTATGATAAGTTTTCAGATAAAACTAGTGATGGTCTAGATCAGTCAGGAACTCAACAGATCTACACTTTGGCTCAATTTATATCACTAGGTAGGGTAGAATACAGTGGTTATGAGTGGACTTATTCCTCAGGTAACAACTTCCCTACAAGTGTAAATGTGAATAAGAGCTATAATGCTTATGGCTTCCTTTCAGACCAAGATGGTCATATTATCCTTTCTGTGCCTTCATCTTGGGGTGATGTTAAGGGTAGACTTTATGACACTCCTTTTGGTTTTAAGGGGAAAGCCTACTTAACTAATGAGAAAACATCAATTGATGTTTATGTAAGATAGGAGAAAATATGGCTTATAAATTAGCTGAAGAGGATAAGCTCTGTGGAGTTATCTATCCAACTTATGAGGGTTTTAGCCCTATCCCTAAAGCCACTTGTGAAATGCTAGAGTCCAAGTGTGAACAAACAATTATTGTTAAATGTGGTGAATCTTCTAAGGAAGATAAAAAGCCTGAGTCACAAAGTGGTAGTGTTTCTGCATCTGTTTCTGAAAGCACTTCTGTGTCAGAGTCTATTAGTGAAAGTAACTCTACCTCAGAAAGTCAAGCTTCTACTTCTGAATCAACTAGTGAATCTACATCTACAGGATCAACTAGCACAAGTGAATCTACTTCTGTGAGTGAAAGCACATCTGAGTCTACTTCTACTACAGAAAGCACTACAACTAGTGAAAGTACTTCAGTATCTACATCTGAATCTGCTTCTCCTAACACAGAAAACTCTAACACTCCTGAAGAACCTAAACCTACTCCTGAGCCACAGCCTGAACCTGTTCCAACACCTGTGCTCACTAATGAAGAGTTGGATACTATTGTGTCAGGTAAGTTGAGTACTAATACTACTTTAGGTAATTATATGGTTAATCAGAACAATACTATTACCTTAATTGGAGAAGCTCCTCTTGAGGATATTGAAGCTTACAAGAAAGAGATCACAGATAAAGTAGGAGATATTCCTGAGCTTAAAGACTATACTGTGGAGGTATTAGTCAATAAAATTCCTGGTGATAATGTAGGAGATAAAGCTACAGGTGCACCTCTCTATACTAAGGTTGTGAAGATTACTAAACCTAATGGTGATGTTTATCAGTCTGAGCCTATGAGTATTGGTACTACTACTGAAACTAATATTGACTTATTAGAAGCACTACCTAGAGTAGAAGATAAGTTCTCTAAGATTATCACTAAAGATGGTCAAGTAGTCGAAGTTCCTGAAGTATCTAATGAGGATAAGAGAGCCTTTGAAGATAAGATTATCAATGACTTGAAGGCTAAGTTACCTGAAGGTACTGTTGTAGAAGCTGTACTTGAAGGACCTAAGTATGAAAAAGGTTCAGAAGTACTAAGTGGTAAGACTAACTATGTATTGAATGTAAGAACTACTCTGAATGATGTAGTTTCAGAGCAAACTTATAATGTACCTCACACAGAGGAAGCTCCTAAGGAAGAACCTGAAGCACCTGATGAAAATATAGAAAGATTATTTTCAAATATTAACTTTGGTATTGTTACTTATGATGGAGATCTCATCACAGATATTAGAGAAAGTGAAGGTACTAGCAATCTTGGTAACCAAGTTAAAGAACGTGATCTACCTAGAATAAGTGAAACTTTAGGTGCTAAATTAGAGGGATATCTGAATACAGGACTTACAGGTGGTAATGTTTATAAAGTTAATGACTTTACTGTTAAAATGAATTATAAGATAGGAGAACATAAACCATGGAGTGAATCTGTCTTTAGCTTCACAGCTAAAATCACAAAACCTAATGGTGAGGTTGTAACTAAAGAAGGTAATATCATATCAGGAGCAATAGAGACCTTGTAGGAGAACTAAATGGATAGATTAATCTTAAGGATTGTAGAAAATCAAGCTGTGATCTCAGGAATAACACTCTTTGTGACCACAGCTTGTGGTTGTGGTGTAGCTTGGCTTAACCATAAGAGAAATAAACTTGAGGAGCTTTCTAAGGGTGCTAAACGTTCTAGTTTACGCTCTGAGTACCTTAACATCTACAACTCTACTGAGTTTACTTGGCAAGAGAAGTGGGATATGACTGAGCCTCTTGTGAAGGAGTACTTTAATGACCTTGGTGGAAACCATTACATTCATGGTCTTAATGAGAAGATGAGAAGGCATGTAGAAGAGGAGATTGCCAATGGTAAAGATAGTAATTGACCCTAGCTGTCTAAATCAGGGAGGGTCTACCTATGATGACACAGAAGTACTCAATAGGATTAAAGCCTTAGAAGGTAAGACTGACAATTTTGTGAGTGATGTTACTGTGTCTAGAGAAGGTAACAAAGTTAAGCTCAAGTACACTAGGGTTGATGGAACTTCTAGTGAAGTAGAGTTTGATGACAAAGATACCATCTCTATGGCTTATGATGACACTGCTCTTAAAGAGAGAGTTAAAGCATTAGAAGCAAAGGAAGACAAGGATACTGTGTATGATGACAGTGCCTTAAAAGCTAGGGTTGAAGCCCTTGAGGCTAAAGAAGATAGTGATAAACAAACACTTACACTCACAGGAAATGAACTGTCCATTTCTAATGGAAACTCTGTGACTCTTCCAGTGGGTGTAGGTAAAGAGTTTGTTGTTACTAGTGATACTGAGGGTGTTGTAGTAACTAAAGCTGAAGCAGATGCCACAACTACTTACAATGTAAACCTAGATGATGCTTTAAATAAGTTCTACAAGAAAGCTGAGACTTACACTAAGAAGGAAGTGGATAACCTGTTAACCACACAGGAAAATAAAGCCACTGACCTTACAGTGTATAAGGGATCTTTCACTGATAAAACTAAGGTGAAAGAAGGAGACTTTGAAGGACCTAATGCTCCTAGAATTACACTAACTTACTCAAGCTCTACTGGTGTTGGTATTCTTAAAGTAGATATGAAGGTTATGTCTCCTGTGGCTAAGAGTACTATTGTGGCTACACTACCTAATGATGCACCTGTGCCAGTAACACTTATTGAGTCTCAGGTTTGGGTAGGAGATGTGGATACTTCTATTTGGGTTGATCCTAATAGTAGAGCTATCAGAATGTCTCTAACATCTAATCCTAACATCTTCAATAAGAGAATTATTATTAATATTCCAGGTATCTTTAAAAAGGTATAATAAATAAGGAGGACTAAATGAACTTAACAAATAAACAATATGACTTATACAAAAAGCTTGTGACTGTAGTTGCACCAGCTTTAATCACTTTGATTACAGGGCTTGGAGCTTTGTATAAGTTTGACTCAACTGCTATCACAGGTACTCTAGCATTGCTTACTACTTTCACTGGTACTGTACTAGGTATCTCAAGCAAGAAATATAATGAATCTCAAGGAGAGTAATCATGGATTACAAAACCTTTAAGTCCAAGTGGACTGATAGAGGCACAGATGTAGATGGGAGCTTTGGGTTTCAGTGCTGGGATTTATATGCACAATGGTGTAAGGAAAATGGAGTACCTTATGCTAACTGTACTGTATCAGGCTACGTAAAAGATCTTTGGGAACAAAGAAGAACTAATGGTATCCTAAAATACTTTGATGAAGTAGAGATATTGGAAGAAGGAGATGTTACTGTCTTTATGGAGGTAGCTGGATGGACTCCTGTTTCTCACGTAGCATTATTTGACCATGATGCAGGTGGAGGTTTTGGTTGGTTCTTAGGTCAAAACCAAGGAAGTCAACTTACTAACCCAGCAGGAGGATCTTCTGCAAACCTTGTGAAGCTTCCTTATTCTGCTACTTACCCTACAGCCTTCAGACTTAAGAAGAAGGCTACACAAGCTAAACCACAAGGAGGAAACACAACTGTGGCTGTACCTACTAAGAATATTAATGGAGAAATCTACTCAGGACTCATTACTGGTGTAGACCCTAACCCAATGAACTGTGATAGCAATAGAACTAAGATTGATACCATTCTGATACACCACAACGCTACAACTAATGATGCTGTAGCTAGACATACTTGGTATGTTTCTTCAGGTCATGGTACATCTGCTCACTACCAAGTAACTCCTGATAAGATATGGGGATGTGTAGGTGAGAACTATGTTGCTTACCATGCAGGAAACTATCCTGTGAACCAACGATCTATTGGTATTGAGCACTTAAACAACACAGGTGCTCCTACATGGACTATTGCTGAGGAAACCTACAGAAACTCTGCTAAGCTTATTAGAGACATCTGTGAACGCTATGGTATTCCTATTGATAACCAACATATCATTGGTCACCGAGTTGTGGCTCAAACGCAATGTCCAGGAGGTATTGATATTGATAGACTTGTAGCAATGGCTAGAGGAGCTGAGTATGTAACTCCTTCTAAGGCTACACCTAAACCATCTGCACCAGGCAAGATGCAACATGCTTACCGAGTAGATGATCTGAAGTATGTACATGGTTTGTGGCAAGTATACTGCAAAGAGCTAGTACCGACTGCGTTTAATTATAAAGATAACGGAATCGCTGTAGAGGATATCATCATCACAGACAAGAATGGTGCTAAACTTCCTGACCAAATGACACACGTAGGTGACTACTTTGTGTTTGACCAAACTGCAACTGGTGATACAGGTGTAGGTGGTGTAGGAGATGGAAACTACTACTGGAGAAAATTCAAGCTAAGAACTTCAGGAGAAATCTGGCTTTCTGCTTGGAACTTAAACCACTTATTGTTTGGTTAAAGGGGGTGGGGTATATCCCCTCCCTATTTTTATTGGAGGAACTATGGAAGACATTTGTAAACAAAAGGACTGCTCTTGTGAGAATGTAGGTATTGGAGACTGTACCAAGCTACAAGAGCTAAATGACCTTCAAATTAGACCTAAAATGAGAGCTATTCTAAAAGCTGAATGGTGTAACCTACCTGAAGCTATTAGAAGAGGCTTTTATGGTGTGTGGTGTGTTCTTAAGAATATCATTAACCAACTGTGCTATATTCTTAATAAGCTAGAGTGCTTAGAGTCTAAAGTAGACAAGCTGTGCTCTATTGCTAAGTGTCAGGATGAAAGAATCACAGGTCTTGTGGAACATATCAAAGGTAAAATGCTTGAGAATGTTGTCTTTGGTATGAAAGGTGTAGGTACATCCGCTAATTCTGCTGGATATGGAGATACTTTCACTTCTGTGACTGTACAACAAAATGGTGACTTTGCTATTGTGTGGAATATGGTTTATGCAGGTAGAGAAGTAGGTAGAGGTACTATTACTGGTAAGGTATCTCACATGTACACTATGAATGAAGATGGTAGTGTTAAAGCCCACGTATCCAGAGTTGACTTTGACCAAGTTAAGTATGTAGGTGATGGAGGAAGCTATGGTAACAATGCTACTTTCTCTATCCAAGACACAAATGGCAGAACTGTGTGGACTAAATCTTATCAAGCAGGATCAAGCTTCACAGATAAACCTGGATCAATCTCCATTGGTAAGGAAACAGTCCTTAGACCACAAGGAGGAAGCACAGGGGATATCTTGCTATTCAAGACACTCGACCAGTGGGATTTTGACCCTACATCAAGTGATGTGAGAGCTACCTATGTAAATAACAACTCACCTCTACCTAAAGTTGAAGGCTGTGTTATTGACTGTGATAACTGCTAGGAGGCACTATGTTTGAGTATTGTCCTAATTGCAGATGTAGAATAAAGTTCTATAAAGCTCATGAATGTGAGAAGATGAAGCATGACCTAGCCGACTCTGTGAAGTTGGCTGGTGATGCTATTGCCAATGGAGAAGAGTGTAAAGTAAAAGAAAATACAGCACATGGTTTCTTCAGAATATGGTGTAATATCAAGAACATTATTGAGATCATCTGTGATATAATTAAACGTATGAAGTGCTTACAGCGTAAAGCACAGAAGGTTTGTGAAGTACAGCACTGTTTAGCTGAGAGAATTGAAAGTGTCAATAGATTTATTGGTGTGTACAACTCAGATCAGGCTAGTAAACCATCTCCTGACCAATCAAATTGGGAAGCTGAGAAGAGAAGACTTGAGTCTGATTATCAGGCTAGCCTAAATGGTTATAATGCTAGAAGGGCTGAATATGAAAGAGCCTTACAAGCATATAATAATAGTAACTCTAACTATGCTTCTGCTCTTGCTTCTTACAATGCTAGAAAAGCTGACTATGAAAGAAGAAAACGTGAGTATGAAGCAGGTAACAACCAACAAGGAGGAGCTACTAAGTGGCAAGAAGCTTGGGGTACATTCCAACGTAATGGTGCACCTCTAGATGTTGCTATGGGTGGATCACCTAACGGTAGTGTCCAAGGTATTGACCTCAGTGAAGCTCACAGAAATGGTTATGGTCAAGGTATTGGGTTCACTTCTAAGAATAATGAAGGTACTATTGTAGATATCCAATTAAACCTCTTAGGATACTCCTATGAGGCTGGTGTTGGAGGAAGACTACAAGGATGGTATGTTCAATATGGTGGTACTTATGATTGGTACTTTGATGTGTATGCTTCTACTGATGGAGGAAACAACTATTCAGTAGTTCAAAAGGATATTCTACTTGCTAAGCATGCAGATACACAAAAGCTTGCTTATGAGCCTAACTGGCATCTATCAACTATTAAGTGGAATAAGACATTCACTAACTTACCTGCTAACTTTACTCACTTGAAAGTGGAAGTTAGAGGTAGCAATCCAGGAGATAGACACCAAAATGTATATACAAGAGAGCAGATTGTGAGAAAACCTTTCCCTCCATTCACTGAACAGCCTCCTGTGAACAATGTTACCAAACCTAAACCATTTAATGAGCAACCTCCTAAGAAACCTACTATTCCTCCTAAACCTGAGAAGAAAGTAGAAACTATTCCTCTCATTAAAGGTGGATGTGACCTTATGGATTGCAAGTTTGATTGCTTTATTGATGATAAATAGGAGAAATTATGTCAGATTGTATTAACTGTCAATGTGAAGAGATTGTACCAGGATCAACCGCCTGTGCATCTCTTAAAAAGCAAAATGATGACAGAATTAAACTTCATTCCCTTGTGCTAAGGGATACAACTCTTTGTGACCTACCTGAGCAGACTTCTAAAGCCTTCTATTCACAGTGGTGTTTTAATAAGAATCTCACTTCACAAGTGTGCTGGTTGATGAATAATAGCTCAGGAGGTAAAACTTATAAAGCAGGTAAGGATATTAGTATCTCAAATGATGGTGTTATCTCATTCACAGGTACTATCCCAACACCTTCTCCTGCTTATGATGATGCTGACCTCAGAGCTGAAAATGCTAGACTTAAAGGTGCTTTAATGAAAATCATTAACAACCTTACAGCTAGTGGAGCTTGGCAAGGAGGTCTTGAAGGAGACTTTGTGCTTAGAAGAAACATTGCTACAGGTAATATCAACTTGTTCTCTAACACAGTGGATAGTGACTTCTTCATCCGTACTAATAATGGTAAAACAGAAAATGACTTGGCAGGAGGTATTAACTAATGGGATGTACAACTTGTAGTGGAAACCCTAACACATGGTGCACTCAGTGTATGCCTGCTGAGGACACTTGGGTAGCCCCTGTGGGTAAGCTACCTGATGTGTTTATGGGAGATAGAGACCACATGTATCTTCTTCCTAATGGAGATCTGTTTATTCTTTCTCCTGATAGAACTAGATGGATTAAAGTGAATGGTCAAGGTGGAGGAGCTACCTATGATGATACTAAAGTTATCAATAGACTAAAAGCTCTAGAAGGTAAAACAGATAACTTCATCTCATCTGTGAATGTATCAAGAAATGGTAACAAAGTAAAACTTACTTATACCCTTGTGGATGGTACTATCAAGGAAGTTGAGTTTGAGGATAAGGATACTGTAGCCTTAGCCTATGATGATACTGCATTGAAGGCTAGAATTAAAGCACTGGAAGACAAACCTGTGACACCTACTGGAGTAAATACTTTCTTTGCTAAAGGTGATATCTCAGGTAATGGTAATTCACAAGGTGTTAGGATCACAAAAGATAAGCTTGTAAATGCTGATACTATTAAGGCAGGAGATACAGTAGTTGATAGCTATTGGGATAAGAACAACTTTAATATTGGTATGTTTAAAGTGGCTTCTGTGGATGGTAATGCTGTTACCTTAAATGGTGTTAATGATATCACTTATAAGCATCCTAAGCAAACTCTTACCTTATCAGATAGAACATTATCTATATCAGAAGGTAACTCTATTGAGCTTCCTGCTAGTGTAGAACCTAAAGAATATAGAGCTAGAGGTAATGGTCTATTATTAGATGCTGATGGAACATTCCATCTTGAGATGGCTAAAGATACTAGTAGACAAATTCCTTACAATACAAAAAATGGAGGGCTTTTCCAAAAATTAACTCCTGCTAATAGGGAAGTTTTTAAGCCTAGCTTTAGTTATGACTCACTGGATAACCACTTCTATTTTGTTGCCAATGATGGTACAGTTCGTCGTGATGCTATATTAGAAGCAGGTCTACTTTTAGATTATGCAGGGTCTTATGACTATGAAGAGTATAACTTACATAAAAGCTTCTCTAGTGAGGGTATTAACCTAAGTGTTTTGTCCACAAGTAGTCAAGGAATATCAGGAAGTGCTAGTTTCATACAACCACAAGAGTTGAAGTTTGAGGTAGGTATCTTAGCATTTTGGGATAGCAATGGTAAAGTATTCTTCAGGTTTACTCCAAAGATTGTATGGACTATAATTACTGAGTCTACAACAGAACACTACACTCACTTCATAACTAAAGAAGAATTAGACTCAGAAGAACCTATAGAGATTGAAGTCAAGAAGAATGAAGAAGTTATTGGTAGACTTAACATGACTATCAAGAACGCAAAATTCTACATGCAAGCTGTTCAAGGTACTGTTGTTCTAAAGAACCCTACTGACAACAAATTCTATTACTTACCGAGGTTAAACTAATGTCAAAAACAGTATATAAAATAACAGATAAGCCTACTGCTACATCCTATGATGATACAGCTCTGAAGGCTAGGATCACAGCGTTAGAAAACAAGCCTGATAATGATAAGCAGACTTTAACCTTTAATGCAGGTAATAGGAACTTATCTATTAGTAATGGCAACTCAGTTACTCTACCTAATGATAAGCAGACAATCTCTAAGCAAGGGAATAAGCTGATCCTATCTAATGGTGGAGGTGAAGTTGAACTCCCTGTACCTAACACTTCTGTGCCTTATGATGACACTGCACTTAAGAAAAGAGTTGGTGACCTAGAAGCTAGACCTGATAATGATAAGCAAACTCTGACAGTTAATAATAATACATTATCAATTAGTGGTGGTAACTCAGTTACTCTTCCTTCACAAAGTATCCATAGGTTCTATGATGGAGATATTTCTGGTAATGCTGATACAAATAACACTCGTACTGTACAAAAGACTAACTTTAGGAATCCTGATGGTATTAAAGTAGGGGATACAGTAGAAGACTTCTATTCAGACCAAAATACTATCAACAGAGGTATTTGGAAAGTCATAGAAGTAAGTGGAAACAATGTCAAAGTTCAGGGTATTGGTAATTACAGTACTAGTCTGTGGAAAAATTTAACATTCAATGCTAATACAAGAGAGTTATCAATTAGTGGTGGTAATAAGGTAACTCTACCTCAATATGTGTCACCTCAAGAGTTTAACACACTCAAGAATGAGTACAATCAACTTAAGGATGCTTTTGAGAAACTTCTACAGGATCTTAAAGGTTCAGGAGCATGGAAACAAACAGGTGGAACTATCTTTGAGGGTAATCTGTACCCTGATAGACATATTGCCACAGGTAATATTAACCTCTTTGGTGGAACTGTTGATGGTAGTGCCTTTATTAGAACTAACAATGGCAAGACTGAGAATGACCTTGCAGGAGGAATTAATTAATGGCAGATCAAGCTACACTTAATCAGGAACAGATTACTAAGGTAAGGCAAGCCCTAAGCCTTAATATCTATTCTACTGACAGTGGTACTAAGACCTACATTAGTGGGAACAGTTTTAGGATTGAAAACCCTATGCTTGTTCCCTCTGCTGATGGAGGTCAAATTGCTGTAGGACATGTAAATACTGAAGGAAGTATCTACTATGATCTTGTGGTAGAAGGTACTAAAGTTAAGGCTAGAAATACTAGAGCTGTAATTAAATCTGTGTCCTATACTAAGACTCCTGGACTTACAATTTATGGTAGTTTTGGTAATGCCTCTTATGGAATCAATACACCACAAGGGAGCATCTTCAATAAGTCCTATGACCCAGCTTTTGGTAATAACTGGACTGAAACAATTAATAGACAACTAAACATCAATGATGTTGAGATCTCCTCTAAGGTTAATGAGCAAAGAGGTGAGGTAGCTACCACTGTTGACCAATGGCAATTTAGTCCTACTACAGCTACTGTGTCATTCAGTTTGACTGTACCTAATACTAGCATCCTCAACATACCTCAAGCTCCTAAAGAGGGTACACTTGTAATAAAGTATGTGGATAATGTTACAGGGGCTACACTTAACACTGAGACTAAGAAAGTACCTGGTGATACAAGTCAGTCACATACTGCTCCTGAGATCTATAGGGCTACTTATAAGATTACTGGCAATAGAACTCAATCTGTGACAGTTCCTTCAGGGCAAACTAAGGAGCTTGTATTCAGGTACAACCCTGTGTACGGTCAGATTGTGAAGTATATTGACAAGGACACAGGAAGAGAGATTAAGACTCAAAGTTACACTCCTGTGACTCATGGGGATCCTTTTAGACAAGATCCTCCTAGCATCCAAGGTTATAGGCTTGTACCAGGTCAGAACCCTATTAATGTACCTAGAGTAACTGGTAATGGTAACTACTCATTTAGATATGAGAAAATTCCCACTACTGCTAATGTTATTGTTAAGCATCTTAATAAGGCTAATAATCAACCTCTACGTGGTGATGTGACTCTAAGTAATCAGACTATTGGTAGCAATGTGAACTACAATGCTCCTGCTATCACTAACTATGCCCCTGAGAAGACTACCTATACTCACACTGTGGTTGAAGGTAACAATGTCATTACTGTGTACTACACAGAAAATGCTAAGATTAGACCGTGGGCTATTAGAAAGTCTAATGCTTGGAAGTCTCTTAACACTACAAGACAGTGGATGAAGATTAGAAGGACAGCTAACCAAAACTTTTGGGATACTAAACCTAATGCTGAAATCTATGCTACTGATACTGGTAAAGAAAACTACTCACCTTCACGTATTCGTAAAGGTGGTAAGTGGAAAGCACAAGGAAAGATAGGTGACTAATGGCTATTGATGATAAAACAACTAGACTGAATGAAGCTACATTCACTAGTTATGGTGAAAACCCTAAGGATCGCTGTTGGTATGATGAATGTGACTGTGATGAAATTCCTGTTGCAGATTGTCAACGACTAGTAGATGAAAATAACAAGGGTGTAGGACGGTTTGCATGTATGGCTGAGAGTCAGAAATGCTACAACCCTAAGTTCTTCAGTTCATTCATGAAGAAGCTTGCTTGTCAACTTAACCACTACATCCAAAACATCTGTGCATTGTGGGATATGGTACAATGTATGGCTGAATACCTATCTAAGATGGGTGATGTAGGTGCTGTTCAGGTAAACTATGCTAGAAACTCTGCTGTGTCTTCTGCTGACTTCTATCACCCTATCACAGATGGTTATGACTTAGACCTCTACATGGACTCTACTACAGGAGTTGTAGCTGGTGAGTCTGATGATGGAAGAAGAAAACAAACTGATAGAAAGTACCGTGTTTACATCAGATGGTGTGCTGATGGTACTACTCTTAATCCTGCTCAGGATAACACAATGGAGATTGTAGTTTATCACTCAGGAGAACAGTATACTGAAGACCTTAGAAAGAACCGTGGAGTACACTGGCAGATGACTGGTATCTCAGATGGTGCTATGGAGATGTCTGATAGTATTATTGTTCCTGCTGGACAGCACGTCAAGGTGAGAGTAGAGCCTGCTAACTCTTCTTCAGGTGTATTCCGTGTACACCAATTCAAGCTAGAGTACACTCCTATCATGGATGCACAAGATACTCCTGAATGTCTTAAACTTACAGAACTTCCTAAGGATGACTGTAATTGTCCAAAATAAAAAGAGAGCTTAATTGCTCTCTTTATTTTTTCTTGTGCTTCTTGAGTCTCTTATACAGTGCTTGTGGTGTAGATAACCCTAGCACAGTCTGAGTGTACTCAATGTAGCCTGAGTAAAGCATTTGATAGTAAAGAAGGTTCTGTTGTTCACGGATCTTCTTTTTTCTTGCTCGCATAGCTTTTCTCTCTCTTGTGCTGTGAGAAAGCTTAATAGCTTCAGTAAGCTTGTCAAATTCTCTTTCTAGCTTGATATACTCATCAGATGCCTTAGCTGGTGATGACTTAGGCTCTTCTGCTAACTTAACCTTTTCAATATCAACATTCATACGACCATAACTCCTCTCCACAGTTCTTTATATAAATAGTTATATCACCTTTTTGAACTCTAGTAATCTGGTCATCTCCTGACCATTTCTTGATAAACTTCTGTCTCTTCTTAAAGCCACAGATGGTTTCATCATAGTAACAATTACCAAGCTCATCAATCAGTTTCACTTGGTACACCTTTATAAAATTCATACATACTCCTTGATATTACCAAGTCACTAACTTTAACCCTAGTCTTTTTAGGGTATCTAATCTTACACATACCTCTTGTGAGCTTATAGTAAGCCACAAGCATGTGTCCTACATCATTAGGGGTAATGATCCTCTCTTTGCTATCTGCAAAAGGCTGATCTAGATACCACTTCATGAAGTCAATAGCAAACTTCTTATACTCCTGTGCATTAAACCTATCCTTCTCTACAATTTCAAGGTACATCTTTCTCATGCTAGGTGAGCATCCATTAATAAAGTCTAGTTCAATGTGTAGCTCATTAATGTAAGCTAGGTCAGTAGCTAGGTTATAAGCTGTGAACTTACTCAGTCCATACACATCACACTTCTTATTATAGTATCTATAGATCTCACTACACTTCCATCCATAGAATAGATCATCAGGAAGCTTGTCAATGAAATCTGCACAGGAAGCAAGAAACCTTTCTCCTCTATTAAGCTCTCTAGTCATTAACTGAATAGCAGGAGACTTGTAGTTAGGAGAAAGTTTAGCCTTAGCTGAGTTAAGCTTAGTTGCTATCTTTTCAAGCTGGTGTATAGTCACAACATCATGTTCATTAGTACATCTTCTGACATACTTTTCATGACCTATGTAACGATACACATACACAGTAAGAAGCTTATCCCTAAGGGGTACTCTAGCTGTGTTTAGTGTTCTAATAAACATTTGAGACATGTCATCAAGGTATTTTAGATTGTTAGGAAGATCATATCTGTAAAGATCTCCCACAGTCTTGTTACCTATTCTGTACTTGTGCTCAAAGGCATCTCTACGCTTTAACACATAGAGCTTAAACTCTTCAAGTTTATTCATATTTACTCCTTTAAGAAGCCTAGTTAGTTGGGTAATAGAAGCGAAATCAAAATATATATAGGAACATAAATCGTGAGAATAACTTTGGGTGTAGAAATATCTATGGAAAGTCTTTTTGTACTAACTAGGCTTGTCAAAAAAGTAAATACCTTACAGAGAGTAGCTAGTGTGGGAATCACAAGTGCTGGCAATCGAAATAAAAATGTAATCTATAAGGAGATCCTAGCTACTCTGTGTAAGGTATCCACTAGGGATACCATTCAATTATTCTGCATCTGCCCAATCATCATCATCTGAAGATGAGGTTTCTTCTGCTCCATCTTCATCCTCTTCATCAAGAGCAAAGATGTCACGTACATTGAATTGTCGTTTCCCATTGTAAGGATCACCTTCTTTGATCTCAACTCCCATGTACTTACCTACAATATCATCTGTGTCAATATCATCTGAGTTAGGATCAAGACCTACAGCTTCAATGATCTTGTAGAGTTGTTCTTGTCCATAAGTGTTGTCACGTACAAACAAGTTAAACATTGTAAGGTTTTCACCAAAGTTACCACGAAGCACAAACTTGTAGAAAAGTGCTCCTGTGTTTTGGTTAGTTCCTTGCTCTACAGCTTCCACAAGTACTTCATATCGTCCTGGTGTGTAAATAAATTCACGGACTTCAGGTGCTTTTGCTTTAAATGATAGTTTTGACATAGTTATTCTCCTTTTGTTTCCTTAGTTTCTTCTTTAGCTTCTTTTGATTTAGCTTCTTTAGCTTGTGTTGTTCCATCTGTGTATCCTACAATTGTTTCCCAAGTAGGGTTAGTCACAGTTTCAGGAATTGATAGTCCAGGTTTGCGAGTTACCTTCAAGTTGTATGCAGGGTTTCCTGACAAACGTACTTGGTAGAAATCTTTAGACTTCTTAACACCCTTAACTACTTTAGACTTGAGTACTCGCTCAGTGTGTCCAATAACACGACTTGATGCTGTAAGGTACTTACCAACACTTTCCATTAAGTTAGGGATAATAGATGCTGGAATGTTTTCATCAACTACATCCTCAAGGTTGACTGATTTTTGCTGGCAGATAACATACACATTCTTACCTGCATAGGATATAGCCACAAGTTCGTCAATAAGTCCTTTGAGGATAGTTGATGCTTCACCATACATAGGAAGAGTCATCTTCTTACTTGAAGCCTTTTCCATAAGGTGCTTGTAAAGAAGCTCTTGAACTCCTGTGAAGTGATCCACAGCAATGCTATCAAAGCCTTTAGCAAAGTTCATAGCTTCCACTACATCATCCCATGTGTGACATTCTGCTACTGCAAAACGATTATCAGGAGCTACTGAAGCCAACCCACGGTCAGTGTCAATGACTAGTACTGATCCAGGGAGAGAGTTGATGAAGGTAGTATTATGTGTAACAATGAAAGCATTTGATAAGTACAGCTCTTCTGCATTGTCAACTTTAATACACATCATAGGTAACTTCTTACCAAGAGGACGAACAGCCTTGATTCCTACACGTTTAAAATCTTTTCTAAGCTCATTGTGCTCTACAGATAGTGCACGGTCTAACTTACGTGGAAGTGTGAATAAATGTTTCTTCTCACTGTTTGGTACTTGTGGGATGATAGTGTAATTAGTATTCTCCTTACGTTTATCTTCACTTACACCATAACAGTAACCTAAACTACCTACTAAGCGAGTGAAGTCTTTCATAAGTTGTTCACTAGAAGTTGAGTAACCAACTTTGCATCCATTCTGTTTAGTACCAATAGTACCATCATTATCCATTAAACCTTTTAATAGGTTTGAGCGAATCTCCTTAGAGTTCACAAGGTATTCTTCAGGGATGAACTTCTCATGGCTAAGTTTATTAAGGTTTCCATAGAAGTTGATATCACTTGTTTTAACTTTCTGACCTTCTTCTAGGTAGAAAGACCAGTTATAGTTCTTATCTGAGTTCTTTTTATATGTATATCCTAAGATATCTGCAACTTTCTTAACAATAAACTCATCTGAAGTACTCAAAGTTAAATACTTAGATGTTAAGCTACCATTAGCCAAGAAAGCTCCTAGAACATAAGGATCAGTTTCTACTGGTTTCTCTTCATACATAACCCATGAATGTGTAGGAATTGAGTGAATACTATGTGTGTTTCCTTTTTCATCAATTCGTGAAATACCTTCTTCCATAAGTTGTTTAAGAGATTTAACACTGATGTTGTTACGTGATGTAAGAATACCCCAAAGGTGCTCATCATTATATACACCCTTACGTCCATCAGTAAGCTCTACTTCATAAGCATCCAAGTCTCCTTGAGGGAAGATACCCACTACTTTTGTAGGCTTACCAAAACGGTCAAACACAAAGTCTCCTACTTTAAGGTCTCCAAAAAGTTTAATTCCTGAAGGTGTGTGGATAACATTTCCAATGTACTCTGCCTTCCCTGAACCTGGTTCACCATAGAATGTTGTCAGTGTGTGTAATTTAATTTTAGTTAGTTTTTGTAATTTCATTTGTTCCTACTTTCCTGTGCTTCCATAACCACCACGGTTTTCATTACCTAAGTGGTCAACTTCTTTAAAATGAATGTTAGGTTGGTTTTCAATAATTCTGAATTGACACAAGCGTTGTCCTTCTTCAATGAGTCCATCACGTGTAGCATAGAACTTAGCTCCCCAATAGTCTTCATCACCACAGTAAGAGTTATCAATAACTCCTACACCATTTGTGAGAAGTAAGCCTGTGTTTTGAAATAGGCTTGATCTTGGTGCAATATGAGCTTCATAGTAAGGAGGTAACTCCATAGCTACTCCAAAGTCAACCTGAACTAGATCACCTTTCTTGTAAACAATACTCTTAGGTGAAGCTAGGTCAATCCAATCACCTTTTGTGAGATCCACAAGGTGTGCTACATTGTCTTTATACTTAATTTTAACTGTTTTCTTACTTGTCTTCTCAAAGAAGTAGTAGAGATCCAAGAGAAAATTAAGCAATAGTAAGATAAAAATCAATAATTGTGCGTTAGTCACTTTCATCTCCATATTCTGTTTTAATCAAGTAGTTAATAGCAATCTCCATATCACTAATAGCTACCTTATATAAATCTTCATGTGTTGTTTGCACAGATGTGTTTACAATGAATCTCTGAGTATCACTCATGTTTTCAAGTAAATCATCTGATGCAAAGAACTCACCTTTTTCAAAGTAGAGAGCTTCCTGAGGTGTATTCTTCATTTTATCTAAGAACACAAGAGCCTTCTTAAGATCTTCTACTCCATTCTTTTCTTTATATCGCCACACATACTTAACAGCAGATGCTACTAATGGATTGAGTTTAGCTACAATCCAAAAATCCCAGCACTCTAGCCTGTTTCCTGTGTAACGCTTAGGGTTAATAATATCTTCTTTCATCTTTTACCACGACATAATAAAGTTCCATACAATAGCTATAAGCTTAAGTGTGATAGCTAGTAAAGCTACTGACACTACAGCACATCCCATAAGGGAAACTAGATCTTTAAGTTCCTTTAGGAGTTTCATCTGCAAACCTCTTAATAGCTAGTTTCAACTCATTGCACTCTTCTTCTTTTGTGAGAAGTTCTACATAACGGATAGGAGTAAGCTGTACTGAAGTTACTCCATCAATACCTTCAATTAGTTTTAGTTTTGTACCTTTTATAGTTGTATGTTTATCTTCTTTATCCCATTTTCCAATAAAGTAGCAAAGAACCCCTGTTAGAAATGAACATACAATACATAAAAAGATACAAGCATCCTGTGTTACCATTATTTCACCTTATAATGTTTCACTGTGAAACCATCACCTTTCATTGTAACTACTACATTCTCTTCAGTGAGCTTATTCTCTAGACCCTTATAGTAAGTGTCTCCCTCATACTCACCTTCCACTGTGCTTACCACAGCTTCCTCACACCAAGGCTCAAAAGTCTTATAAGTCATAGCCCCACCAATGATCCAAAGATCTAGGCTAGAGTTCTCATAGACTTCAATAACTTCTTGAGGTGTATGAGCAATGTAGACATCCTCATGGTCATAACCTTTAATATCATCCTGTGTTGTCAGGATAATGTTATGACGATTTTTAAGTGGTTTGCATCCTAGAGAGAACCAAGTTCTACTTCCCATGACTACAATGCCACCTGTTGTCTGATTCTTGAAGTAGTTAAGATCATCTCGATTGTACCAAGGTACCTTTCCTTTACTTCCAATCAAACCATTAGCATCCTGTGCCCAAATGAACCTAATCATTTGATTCCTCCTTATTAGTGTATTGCTGGATAACCCAACAAAGCTATTCTATCATTTTGGGTTGGACTGTCAACCCTTTTTTGAAAATTTTTCTCAATAAATTCATCTAAGTCTTCCATCATCTCACCAATGTAGACTTTATAGAGGTAATCATAGGCATCAGGCTTATGTCCACTTTTTCCTGGGATGTAAAGTTTAAACTCAGGATCAGACTCAATTAAGTCTACAAGATGCACAAATTGGTCAAAGAAGTCCTTAGTACGGTATTCATTATACACAAGGCGGATAGTCTTACGCTTATAATTTCTTCCTGTGATCTTAATCTTAGGATTGACACAATCGAATATCATATCACGTACATTGTAGCCTAGTTGTGTATATACATACATGTACAAGTTACCTTGAAGGCTGTAGCGATACTCATCATCTGTAGGAGCTGTAGAGTGAGTCTTATAGTCAACAATGGTCACAGTTCCATCATCATTCTGAATAACAGCATCAATGATACCTGTGAACTCATGTCCATTAGGTAGGTCATAGTAGACTTGATGTTCAGTTTCAATGATTTTCTCAAAGTCTACAGGCTCACCTTCTGAAAGATAACGTTCAATAGCAAGCTCTCCTGAAAGTTTAGCTTCCTCTAGGAATCCTGATTCTGCATAGATCTCACGTAGCTTAGCATACAACTCTTCCTGAGTCATTTTACCTTTACTTTGTGCTAAAAGCTCCATGCCTCTATGGAAGTATGTTCCACGATCCATGTACTGTGTTACTTCAGGATCTTGCTTTTCCTTGTATCCTGCTAGGTATTTACACCAATGCTTCCAAGGATTTTCCAAAAATGTCTTTACACGACTTACACTATAAGTTGTCATTATCCACCTCTACTTACTCCATTTTCTAAATAATAAACCATGTCCTTGAATCTCATGTCAAGTGAATAGACCTTGCTATTAAGCTCCTCATGGTTCTGTTTCAACTCACCCTTAAGTTTCCCCACCTGATACTCTAAACGCTCAATCTGATCCTTCTGTGAGGTCACAGTGGCATAACAGCAAAGAGTCAACAATAGGAAACCAAAGATGAGAGCATAATTAATAATTTTTTCTTGCATCTCGGATCACAAAACCCTTCTTCTTGCTAGGAGTGAACTTTCTGCTCTTTTCTCCTTGTGGTTTAAAGCTCACAACATTAAGAGGTTCTTGTACAATAAAGTCTTCATACTCAGGGTATTGTTTAAGCAACTCTTCTTTGCTACTTCCTACCACAGTGTTTGAATTTTGCACAAGAGACCATCCTGTAGATCCATCAACCATTTTAGTTAGGTAGTGGTGACTTGGAAGCTTAATCATGTAAGGTACATCCTCTTCAATGACCTTCCAGTTACCTTTCAGGATAGCGTTAACCATACGCTCTAACTGATCCACAGTTTCCTCTTCTGTGTTAGATCCATTTTTTGTAAGCACTTGTCTCCAATAGTGGTTTTTGTTTGCTTTTGTGCTATTTAGAACATAGTTTAGGTAGGAGATACGGTTAACCTTATCAGGGAAAGTATCAATAGGTGCATCAAGGATGAAGTCTTCTTCAGTCTTAGTGATTGAGATAACTTCTGTGTCCTCAGTCTCACTTGCAACCATATTGACAATCTTAGTTTTTACCATGTCAGGTACTTCTTCACCCTGGAGGATTTTATCAAGGTAGTACTGTGAGATACCTAGCTCATTGCAAAGTTTAGATTTACTTTTTGTTTTTAAAATATCTTCAATAATTTCTTTGTAATTCATAATTTTCCTCACAGGATGGGAGTTATTTCCCATCCTCTTTTAATTGATCTGTTAAGCAAGCACTACATGGAGTAACTTCATAACCTAAAAAGATAGCTAAAACTTGGTTTGCTACACGTGACTGCTCAAGGAAAGCAAACTTAACCTTATCATTGGCTAGGTCTACTTGCCAAGCCTCAAACGCTGTAATAGTTGCTACAAGAACGTGTTTAAGGAGACACCACATGTCAGGGTTTCCTTCCTCATTAGCCTGTGACTTAAGCAATTCCATAGCTTTTCTACGCTGTTCAGTAGTAGTCTGAAGGAGCTGTGTAATTTGATACACTTTCTCTTTTGTGTCATAAATAGCCACTTTATCTTCCTCAGTTTGAAACTCAGGATTATCCAGGTTATACCAAAACTTAATCTGATCCTCATATTTACGGATAAGGATCTCTAAGTGGTACTCACTAGCTCCCAAGTGCATGATGTTTGTGATAATATCCTCAGTAATTCCTACTGAGCTACTTTTGTTTACCATTATTCCTCCTAGAATACATTGTTTAAATCCATCTTATAGCGAATGAAGTAGGTGCTTTTAGTCTTTTTATGCATCTCTTCATGGAACTTTTCAGCCTCTTCATAAGTAGCAAATTTGTGTACTCTCTTAAGCTGGCTATCAAAGAACTCTAATACATTATAAGTCATTCTGCATAACCATTATCAATGATTGAAATGATTTTCTCTCTTAACCAAAGAGGAACAGTTCTATCAATCACAGGATAATGAACAATCCTCCTTTCTATCCTTTCAGGCTCATCAATGACCACATGAGAGAAGCAACATGTCTGTGAAATGTAGTCAGTCACAGTCTTGTAAGCGTTACTGAATCTACGGTACATGTAGTCAATCTCCTCAGGTAGTCCATGCTTAGTCTTAAAGATTAGGTCAAAGCTACTCATCTTAGACACAGGTTGACCATAGTGCTTTCTAATATATCTGAGACCATTAAAGAAGTCATCCATTACATACACAGTACCCCTGATTGAGATTGTGTATAAATCCTCCCAATCATTCTGCTTGTCTATATAGTGCTCAGGGTCAATCTTGAAAAACCTGCGATTAGCCTCTCTGATCTCTTTGTATTCATCAAGCCTATAAGCAGGCTTATCTAAGATTATCATTCTTATCCTCCCCATGCTTGTGCAACTTCAGCATCAGCAATAATTGGTATTGGAATGTCAAGTCCTTCAAGGATAGAAGGATGCTCCATTGTGTACTTAAGCTTAGGTACTATCTCTTCCACATAATCATCTCTAATTTCAAAGAGAATAGCATCATGAACAGAACCTAACACAATACACCTATCATGGTCAATCTCATCACTGAAGACAATATCAGCTAGAGCACTAGTACACATGTCTGAAGCAAAGCCTTGCACACCTGAATTTATGGATTGTCTTTCAGCCTGACCTCTTAGCTTGAAGTTACTAGAGTTGATATCAGGTAGGAAGCGTTTACGACCTATAGGAGACCATGTATAACCGTTTGCTTGTGCATATTTTTTACAATCCTCATGCCATGTAAGTAATGTAGGGTAAGCTTTAAAGAAGTTGTCACGTAGCTCCTCAGAGTACTCTTCTGTGATATTGAGCCCAAACCCTTTTGCATACTGAACGAATGTTTTTGCACTCATTCCGTATAAATAACCAAAGTTCAAACTTTTAGAAAAAGTTCGTTTCCTCTTTTGCTCTTGCTTGCTAAGGTTTGAGGTATCACCAAACAAAAGTGTAGTAGTTTTACTGTGCAAGTCACTCCCTGACTGATAGGCATGTTGCATATTCTCATCTCCTGAAAAGATAGATGCTACACGCAATTCAACTTGTGATAGGTCACATTCCAATATCTTCCATCCAGGTCTAGCTTCAATCAAATTTCTTACATTTTTATCCTGGGGGATATTTTGCAAATTTGGATTGTTACAAGTAGTTCTACCTGTTCTAGCTGTAATATTGAAGCTAGGGTAGATCCTATCATCCACTTGAATTTCTTCCCAAGATTTAATAAAAGTTTCTAGCTTAGTCAACCTGCGATACTCTAGCAGATCATCTACTACAGGATTACCCACATAGTTTACTAGCACATCACTGCTTACTGATGGAACTCCCTTAGCTGTTTTCTCAATAGCCTTAAGCCCTACACCATAGCCAATAATCACAGGGGCGTAGTTGTGTTTAAGCTTAACCTTAATATCATAAAGGTGAGGATTCTTTTCCTTCCACTCATTCATAAACAGTGTAGCTCCCTTACGTGTGTCAAACTCGCCTCTATAGATTATATCATTCATGAAGGTATACTCAATCACTTCATAGGTGTTAGGAAGCTTCTCACCTTTCTCATCATACACAGGAACATTTTTCTCTGTGAAGAGGATCTTAGCCTCCTGTGCTGTAGAGTTCCAGTTAATGTTACCTACTGTGAGTAGTCTTTCAAGGATAGGCTTATACTGTTCCTGAAGCTTCTTAGCTATCTCATGTCTTCTAGGACTTATGGGTGCTCCATTCTTTTCAACCTCAAGGTAAGCTTTATAAACACGCATCTCATGCTTGTAGACTTTCTCAAGGTTATAGATTTTTAGCTTCTTCTTAAAGATCTTAACTAGCTCCATAGGATAGTACACATCATCCAAGCCATAAGCCTTGAACTTCTCTGTGATCTTTCCTGTCTTGGCTTCCTTAGAGATATCATAGTCAACCTTAAAGTACTTCTTAACTAAAGGCTTAAGTCCTAGCTCTTCCTCACCACATACATGAGCCATTACCAATGTATCAACCCACAGCTTCAGCTCAACACCTGTCTTAACATAAAGGAAGAGCAAGTCAAACTTTCCATTGTGTGTGACTAGCTTAGCATTCTTAAGCTTAGTAAGAAGCATTAAAGCACGTTTCATTCCCAATTTCTTCCAATCGAAGAACCTACGCACATATTTTCCTTGGTCTACATTTGTAAACCCAATCTGAATTGAAGTAATTTCATCTCTAAACCTATCAAGACCTGTTGTTTCAATATCCAAGCACACAGGATATTTTAGATCAATAGTGTTTATCAATGTTCATCACTCTTTCTTTAATAATTTCTGTATAGGTTACATTCCTTGTGTTTATTACATTTTTATCAAAGATAAGGAGACCTCCCAAATCAAAGGTATTTAGACTAGAATAATACATTTCTTTATCTGTGTACTCACAGTCAACAGTTTCACCACCTATAAAGTGATATCTTACAACTACTTCCTCATTCATCACTTTCTCCTTTCAAGCAAGATATGTATAGCTTAGCCACAGTGCCTACCATACCAGCAAACCATATAAAACCTAAGGTAATGTATAAAAAATCAAGCATCAAACTTCTCCAAAATCCTGTAAAAATCCATAACTCTACTTACCTCTACTAGTTTACCAGCACTAACTCTTACATGGTTGATATATCGCATACCACCATCTTTTAAAGTTACCTTCAAACATATATTTTTAAATAAATCCACTTCCTCAACTAGAATGATCTCAGAAATGTTTATAATAAAAATTTGGAATCCTACCTCTTTATTTTCAAGACCAACTATTAAAAATTTCATTACAACTTGACCTCATTTATTTCACAAAGAGTATCCCACATACCTCTATCTAAGTAAAGAATAGGTACAACTTTAACTTTCTCTGTTGGGATAGTTTTAAATTCCCACCATTCAGAACCATCATACTCAGCTCGCTCAATCCACCAACCATCTCCAACTAACACGAGATCTGTAGCTACATGTTGAGCACCAAAGCCAGCGTCATAATTTGTCTTCTTAGCTACAATTTCAAAGTTTTCTTTTGTTACTTTGAAGTCTTCACCTTGGATAAAGAGCACATCCTCAAAAGTTTTATCATTTTCCTTTAAAAATTCAATAGTTTCTTCCCATAAATTACTCATTCTTCTTCCTCCTCATAATCCTCAGGAAATAATTCTTCCATAATCTCAAGAGCAAATTTTTTTCCATCTTTTATAAATTTAATATATTCTTCATCTGATATTATCATTATTCTACCAATTTCGATCATCAATAAATAATGTCTTACAGTCTAAGCAAAGCCTAATACTTACTGGTTTAGTTCCACCTGTGTGATTATCAATAAACTTCCAATCAGTATGGTGATGTACTGAAGAAGTTGAATAACAATTTGGGCATACTAATTTATTCATTCATCAACTTCCTCAACTTCAAACATAGGATTGTCAAATACTCCACCAAAACCACCTGCTTTAAGCTCTTCCTTGGTGTGGTAAGTTCGTCTGTTACCATACATATAAGATGAAAAGAAATATCTTTTTACTCCATAACCATATACTAGAATATTCTCCTGTATATCTCCTTTAATCTTCACCAGATACTTCTTCTCTTTCTCAACCTCATATCCATTGATCCAAGCTAGAGCAAAGGCTTCTTGATTATTAAGACTTTCATTAACCCATTCATATACTTCTTCATTTTCTGCTTCTTTTGGAAAATAGATTGCATATTTTAAAGTATACCCCATATCTTTACAGTATGTGATCCAATCTGCTACATATTGTGGAATTAAGACTTTCTGTGGTTCATCAAGTTGTTTTACCAAATACATAACTTCACTAAGTGCAACATATTTTCTAATACCTAGACAAAATAAATCTAAGTCTTCAACTTTCTTATATAACTCTTTCTTATCCATTACTCTACCTCTTCCAGTTCAATTCCAGGACAATTAAATACCCAATCAAAACCTAAGTTACTAAGTTTATCTTTTGAGTACACAGACTTTGCTTCACTAGTAAAATATGTATCTCCAAAAGTTTCTGTATGAAGATACTGACCACCATGAATAAGCTTAACTCTATAAAGATCAACTTTTTCTACATTGTAGCCAAATTGGTGCATATTGATGATAGTTTGAAAAGCATCTTTTGAATTATTTACCCATCTTTTAAAACTATCCTCTTCTGTATCTTCCCAATCCATGATGTAATTCCATAGGTTATAGTCTAAATTACCTTTATTCTCTTCATACCAGTCAGCTACATACTGAGGTACTTCAGGTACAAGCTCTTCATTAAAGAAATTCTCAGTACGTTTGAAAACCTCACTTATACCCATATTGATCCAGTTTTCCTTTAAGTAAGGGTTATTAATCATTAGTCCATTAATTTTATCAAAAAGTTCTTCTTTTTTATTATACCTCATCTTTACTTCCAAGTAGCTTTCAATTCACCATAAGGAATACTCTTGTGTAGTCTTCCTTCAGCAATTTCAATAGCTAGTGCCCTTTCTAAAATCTCTTTACGATTCATTTCTTTTCTTAATTTTTCTTTCTGTGATAGCTTCCTAACTGAAACCTTTTCCTCTTCCTTAGAGGTCACAAAACAGTCTTCAAAAATTGCAGGTATTTCAGGAGATTGTCTCCCTTCATACTTATCATAGTAGCTTGCTAGGAGCTGTGATCTTCTTACATCTCCTTTTTTAGTATTAACATAGTACCAGCAAAGATATTCACGCTCTTTCTTGCTAAACACTTCCACCATGCTATCCACAAGGTAAGGAAACAGGATTCGCTTCCCTTCTGCTACTTTCTTCACAGAATAGTAAGCTCCCCCATTCTTGATTTCCTTACCTGTGGCTCTCTTGTGTAGCTCACTTAGGTAAGCACTGATAGACATATCTACACGTCTAAGGTAGGCATCTATCATACTAAAGAATACTCCTGAAAGGTCTTCCCTCTTGCTTGCCTCATCTAGCCAAGTACAGGATCTGTACCATCCACCATTACTCATTTCTTTTTACCCTTTAGATTGTACTCAGCATTGAGCTTGTTAATGATAACATCCTGAGCCTTATTCTGCTCAGCAAGCTTCTTAATATGCTCACCTTGCTTAACTACAATTTGCTTCCACTCATTTTGTGTGTCATCTAGCTTTTTATCCATACAATAAGCAAAACCACACATGCTTATAAGTATAAGAACCACTGAAAACCTTATAAAATTTAGTTTATCATCCATTTCACTTCTCCCTGTTTCTTATACATTTGTATACAAGTACTGACCAGTATGTAGTCCACATCAAGCTTGATAAAGATCCAAGGAATTGTTCTACTGTCATTCCTCTACCTCCTCAATCTCAAATCCTGGGCAACTAAACATCCATCCAAAGCCAGCATTTACAAGATCTTTCTTGGTGTGATATAAACGTGTTGTGCTAGATTCTTGATTAAAACCAAAATACCATTTTCCAATAACCATATCAAATTTAAAACTTTCTGAGCCTTTTTGAACGTTTTTAAGTTTGATAATATACTTCTTCTCTTTCTTGACCTTATAACCAAACAAGTGCATTTTCACAAGAGTCTGAATAGGGGTATTTAAACCCTCATTTAGCCAACCATTAAATTTCTTATTTTCTGTTTTTTTAGGTTCATCCCTAAAAGCAATCCAATCCCAAATATTAAATTCAAGATCATCCTTATGCTTTTCATACCAATTAGCTACATACTCAGGTACTTCTGGTGTATATGTATCTTTTAGCTTATGTAGGTCTTCTAACAAGTCCTCAACATAAACCTCATCAAGCGTCATTTCCTTGTAGTCTTTAATCAAATCATCTAGTTTCATCTTAAATTCTCCAAAATTTTATAGTCAAGGGGAATTTCACCCCTTGTAATTAGTTTTCTTTTTTCTTAAATGCTACTGTGAGACTCAACACTGTCAAACCTAACACAGAAAGGGCTACACCTGTTTCTGATCCTGTTTGTGGAAGCATAGGTGCTTTATAAGTTTCTACAGGTGTTTCATGTGAAACTTCACCTTTGTTCTCAACCTTAACCTCTTCCTTCTTAGGTTCAACCTTAGGAGACTCAGAAGGTACTTTTGGCTTATCTTCAGGAGTCACAGGAGGGGTCTTAGGATCTTCATGAGGTTTAACTGGTTCTTCAGGAATGTGAAGCTCAGGTTTCTCAAGAACAGGAGTTGGAGGCATCAAAGGAATATCTTCAATTGGAAGGTAAGGTTTTTCAATAATAGGTGCAGGGATATTAGGAACAGTACCAATCGGTTCAGTGTATTCCGGTTTCACACGTTCTTCAGGAATACCTGGGATTCCTCCCTTAAACTCAGGGATATCCACTTTAGGAGACTCTTTTGGAATCTCAAATGTAGGTTCAGGTTTATTTTCACCTGAGGCATCACCTTTTCCTCCAACAAGCTGTACATAGCTATATGAGGTATATCCATCATTTTCTGCTTTCAACTCAATTTTGTTAGTAGGGTTTACTGAGTCCTTAACGGAATTTACAAGTTTAGTCTTGTAGTTAATATAGATCATATGATCCAAGCGATCCATTTTAATTGTAAAACCATGATCTGACTTACTAATGGATTTTACTAGATCCATAGCATCACCCTTGTCAATCCAAGGATCTAGACTTTCAATGTTTTTGATCTCAAAGTAGTTATCAACTAACTTTTGATTTTCACTCATTTCATCAATGATAGTCACATAGTTCAACACACGCTTAGCATAGTTCACACGGGCTGTCCAGTTAATCACAGAAGGATCATCTTTATCCTGTGATCCCCACTTAGCAATCAGCTCATCTTTACCAATTACTTGTTCTTTTCCAATGTTAGCAGTAACAACTGTACCATTAAAATTCACAGAAACAGGTTTTCCTGACTCTACTTTGTCAGTCCACTTTGCATCAAGTTTGAGACTCATTTGTTTGTTCAATGGATGGTTTGTAAAGTAGTCATTAAACACAGTGGTTACTGTGCGATCTTCAGGATTAGTAGAAGCCTTACCGACTACAGCATCTTCAGGGTTCTTAACATCAAATTCATACTTAGTTTGGAAGTTAAGCTCTTCAGGGAAAGTCATTGTTACTTTATCACCTGCATTGATAGGCATATCGTCAGCAAACTTGATATTTTTATACTCTACAGTAAATTCTTGATACTTTCCTTCACCCTTAGATTGGTCAATAACAACTTCAGGATTTTTTACAGTGATCTCTGTGCCCTCTTTTGTGATCTCTGTGGGCTGTTTAGCTTCAGTGGTATTATTACCCTCTGAGTTAGTTACAAGAGCTGTAGGAGCTTCCTGTGGGCTTACAGGGCTATCCTGGGCATCAGCTTTAGCATTATTAGCAAGTGCAAGTGTAGCAAGTGTAGCTACTGTTAAGATTGTTACTTTGTTAGTTTTCATTTTCAAATTGTTCCTTTTCTTTTTTTGTAAGTCTAGTTAGTTCCATTTTGTCAGGCTCATATCCTGAGTCATCATTTCTCTTATAAGCTTTACATCCCATATTATCATCAACCACAAGATCATATACATCTCCTGATTTATGGTTTCTAAAATAAGTAACCATCCTTGATGAATTATTGGATTGTCGCTGTAGAAGAATCATTGACTCATACCATCCCTCAATAAATGCAGAACCATACATATCTGAGGTTTGGATCTTAGCTCCTCTCTCAAGTTTCCTTGAGTGGTGCACTAACATGATAGAGCAGTTAGTCTTCTTGCTCAGGTTTGATAGCATTTCAAGCCTTAGGACAATATCCTTATGCTTGTTAATATCTCCTGAACCAAAAAGTAGATACATAGGATCAATAATTAGGAGCTTAACTCCCAACTCTAGGATGCTATCCTTGAGCTTGTAAATATGATCCATTGTGATATTGTCATCTACAAAGTAGATAGGCAACTCAGTTTCACCAGTGATTGAATATATCTTGTGCTGTTCCATTGATAGGTTATTCTCACCTTGAATGATTAATACAGCACCTTGTTTCACTTCCCTTCCATCAAAAGGTTTTCCTGTAGCTACAGCACAGGCAAGGTTAAGAGTAAGAGTTGACTTGAAGGACTTAGAAGGTGCTCCAATAACACCTACTGAATTGTTTTCCCACAGATCTTCAATTAACCAAAAGTCCGTAGGATCAAAAGGTTCAATCTCATCAACACGCTTGATATTTACTTTACCTTTGTGTGGTTTCTTACCTCTTAACTCAGTATCTTCAAGCCTTACTATCCCCTTAGGAGTTTTACTTAAACGCTTCAATGAGGCTCTATCTTCAAGCTCTTCTTCAATCTCTTTAGCTTCAGCCTCAACTTTAGCATAAACTCTATTTACTTCAGAATCTACGTTCTTTTCTGTGAACTTAGCCATTGAATCAGGAGCGTTTAGAAGCACAAATTTCACTTCTTCCTTGCTTGCTCCATTGATAAACATTTTGCTTTCAATGTTCCAAGCCCATTCTGATCTATCTGATCCTAAAATATTATAAAATGCTTGCTTCACAGAATATTCAAGAAGTAACTCTTCTAGATCATATTCTTTATATTCTATAGGCTCATTATCAACTACCACACTTTCTGTGATATCTACATCTTTCAGATGCTTGATAATTTCACGCTTCCTGTACACTGTACCTTTGCCTTGCATACCTGATACTTTGAAAGTACTAGCATACTTGTGATTACATGTTCCTGGAATACGGTATAAATGCACAATGTCAGAACCACAAGGATCAAAATTATACTTTTTGATTAGCTTCTTACAAATGATCTCCTGTTCCTGTGGTGTTACCTTATTATCTAAAATCCATACACCTTGATACTTTCCTGGGCTTGTTTCCCAATAGTAGCTAGGTGGAAGATCTTCAGGAATAGGTACTCCATCAATGTCTTGTGCAATGATGAAGCTATCTTGTGCATTAGGCTTTAAGCGTTTACCATCCTTAACAGGTGTGAAACAGATATATAGATCATACTTATCTCTTAAAGCTTTAACTTGTGAAGGAATAAGCTTAATCTTATAGTGATATTCTTCAAAATCTCTTCTAAACCTATCCTCAGGATGCTTTTGATTGTAAAACTTTTTGTTTACTCCAAAAGGAATCAGGTCATCTTCTGTGTGATTTCTCCTCAGAAGATCTAAAAATTCTTTACTCATTTATTCAAAAAACCTTCCATCTATTACAGGTTGAAATTTAAACCTGTCAGGCAATTCTCCTATCAAGACATTATAAGGATGCCAATAGATATCACCTAACCTTGAAGAAGCTTCTTTTAGGTAACTTTTAAGTGAATTAATAAATCTTTTTGACTTTCCTTTGATAATATCTAGGATATTATAGTTTATGTTTGTCTCTGTCTCTTCAAGATCTAAATAAGAGTGACACAAGCACTTTTTTTCATTCACCTCAATCAGTCTATAGTATCTTTTATCTGATACTTTTTCAGTAATGAACCCTAGCACAGTGAGTTGGTCAATAGCTTTGTAAATAGTTCTACGATCCTTGACACCTGTCATCTCACTAATATCTGCTGTTCTAAAATACAACTCTTTTGTTTTATTCAAGTAAATAAATCCTGAGTATACACAAGCGAGAATTAAGGCTGTAACCAAGCTCATCCCATACAAGTTTACCCATCCTAGATTAAGGTTGAGATAATCTTTAGCCTTTCCATTTTCATCATAAGTAAAGCTATCATAGTAAAGGCTAGTATTTACTTTGTAGTTTCTTTTCCCAGCAAACTTAACACCTCCATAATTGAAGAAGAAGCTTTTGTTTTCAGCAATACCTAGATCAACTAAATGGTTTAAGTATCTAGTCAACTGTGATGAAGACACAGGAAAAACCTCTTGCAATTTCTCAGTACTGTAGTTGAATGACATTGTTTCTTCTTTCGTGTGGCTAGCACAGAAGGCATAAAATAAACATTCATTAACAGAATTGAAAGGATTATTTTGCAAAAGGTTAATTGGAATTTTAATGTACATTAACATTATCTCACTTTCTTTTTATTTTTCTAATTTGCTAGTGTAACCCTATTTTAGCACAATGATTTCCAAAAAGCAATACTTTTATTTAAAAATTTTAAATTTATTTTCTTAGTATCCTAGTAGCTATATACTTAGTAGTTAAGTAACTATATATTATATATAAATTAAGTATTATTATATATAGAATTCTTTAATGTTCAGATATAATAGGGTTTAAAAATTCATCAATGCCTAGATAAAGAATTTCAATTAAATACCACAGAATTGTAAATTTTAGGTTTAACCTGTTGACAATTTTACAATTTGTGATATAATGTATATAGTTCTTAATTAAGGACTACTTTTATACATAAGTTATCTTTCTGATCTTTATGATCTTTTTGTTTCTTTTTATGTATTCTAGTTAGTGTATTAGAGAAAGATCCCCTTTCCATTCTTAGGAGGTCTTTTTCTTTTTACTTAACCTCCTAAAATATGAAAGCAATCATCTGCATCAAGGTACAATCCTGAAAGGATCTCAGCTGTACCAAATTTCTTGTATTTACTATCCTGTGATGTATTGGCATAGAAACGTATTCCTACATCTTCTAGCTCCCCTGTGTTTATACTCATTCCCTCAATTTCTTTAAAATCCTCAAATTTTAAGTAAAAGACAAAACACATCATTGCTATTGTGAAAGAATAAGCACTTTTAGCCATCTCTCCACTTCCAAAATTTGTGTATGTTCCTGAAAAGGCTATATCTTCCCCTTCCTGATAGTAATAAATACGTGTGGAAGGTATTAGGTTATATTCTTCATCTAAACAGTAAAATTTAAGCATTTTATAGCCTATAGCATCTAAAATTTTAGGAGTATCACTTCCTGTTCTCCTTTCAGCATGACAAGAACCACAGAAAGCCCACTTTTTAGAAATATCTTCAATTTTATCGTCAAAATAATCATAAATTAGTGTTCTATAGTGATAACCTTTATGAAAATTAGGCTTACCTGTGTAGTAGTTTTCAAACCATGCTTTCACTTCTCCCCAGATCTTCAAATGATCCTCTTTAAAGGCTATATTTTGGCTTGTAAGCTGTTTTTTAAGGCTGGGGGTATTATTCCCTTCCTCATACTCAAAACCGCTGTAGTAGCTCTCTAAAAGCACCTTAAACGTGATATTTTCATATCTATCATTCAAGGAACGGTTTCTAAATAAATGATGTGCTTTATCTTCAGCCTCACCTCTCTTATATTCTAACAGCTGTGCTTTAATATCCTCTATAGGGCTAAAATGCACAAGATTAGGATAAATAACCTCTTTTCCATAGGCATTTAATATTTCATTTGTGTAATGATCCTCAATAAACCTACTAACTTCCCTGTAAGAGTAGCTTAAAGCATCTATAATACCTTCATCCTTAACTTTACCAACTAATCTAGTTTTAATTATAAAGTCACAAATAGGATCTATATAAGGCTTTCCTAGTGACTCTTTTAAGGCTCTTTTTTGTATTTCCTGTAAAGGTTTAAGGTATTTATAACCTTTCAACTCCTCAGGATCTAGATTTTCCTGTAAGTATTTCAGTGTTTCTGAATAACTTCTCCTGATTTTAACTTTATTCATATAGACTTAACCCCCTAACCCCTATTAAGGCATTATCTAAATAGAATTTTCTTCCTGTGATAAGTACCCCTTTCGTGATACCTTTTTTCTTTAATGCTTCCGCTGTGATTTTACTCACTATGATATACTGATTATTTTCTATTAAGCTTTTAATCACAGGTAAGGGGTCTGTGATAGTATAATCAATAATATCAATAGGTACTCCCTCAAGTTCCTTGATTGTTTTGTAGCTTGTATATGCTCTTAAGGTAAGCTTACTTTTTGGGATAATCTTGTAAACGTTACCCTTATGATCACAGATATTTATATTGTGACCTGTTAAGTTAATCATCCAACCCTCCTAGATAAAATTTTAAGTTCTCAGGAATTAGTAAAGGCTGGAAAGTACCTGCATTAATGTATTTCAGCCTTACTTCTTCCCCTAGCTTGTTCAAAATAAAATAGTCATGGTTATTTTCATAAGCTCTTATCAAAATAACCTTGTCACCTTTCTCTAACCAATCCCAAGACTCCCCAAGGATATAAACCCCTAGGAAGTCAAGATAAGGAGCGTGAAAGTAGTTATTTTGCTCAATGAATTGTATAACCTTATCTACTGTTTCCTGGATCATAGCTTGTGAGCCTCACTTGTGATATCTACAAAAGTCCACAGAACATATACAGCACAGTAGAAGAGTAGGAACAAGCGAAAAGAGTAGTCTAACACAGGATGCAATGCAATAGAAAAGATTACAAAGACATTTGAGTAATAGATAAATAATTTTTTAGTGTTTAGTTTGCGTTTTTTAGTGTTTTTCATTTTTTATTTCTCCATTAAAATTTTTTTAATAACTATTGCCGTTTCCATTGCGTCACTTGCTTCATAAAATTTCCCCTTATGGAAAATACCTTTGTAACCATTCCAAAAGTTTTTATTAAGGTGATAACTTAAATAGCCACAAAGTTGAAATATACTATCATCTTTACCAAAAGTAAGTATAGCTTCCTTAGTACCTCCCACAAGGTAAATACAAGCTTTCTTTTTATAAATAACTAATCTTAACATTTTAATTTCTCCTATGATTTTAATTTATTGTATCTTTGTCTGAGTAGTAAATATCACCTATTTTATAAAGGTCATAATCACTAGGGTGTACGTGTATTTTGTGTTCTTTTTGTGTTTGAGAATCCCACAAGATGAATTGTAAGTATTCTCCGTCATCAGTCTTCCCTACAATTTCACAGTCTGAAGGATTAGGGTTTTTCACTATAGTTTCTTGTTTTTCTTTCTCTAATCTATCATAGACATTAGACAAGTCGTTACCAGCCTTGAAAATGAACATTATAGCAAATGTACTGAAGAAAATTCCTATGTATAGGATATTCAGTAGAATCCTGTTAAATCTTTCCATGATATACCTTTCCGATTATAGATAACTTCCAAACATTTTCGGCTACTGTAATAACTAACTTGCTCTTTTTGGCTTCTGACCAAATAACAAGCTTGTGATCTCCATTTTCAATATAAGCATCTAGAATCTGCTTGTCCTTAAGTGTGTAGTTTTGAACAAATTCCTGCTTTTCTTGCTCTTTTTGTGTAAAAGTGGTTACTTTGACAAGTGTGTAGATATTTAAACCTAACACACAAGCTAGTAAAGTGGTGAATAGTGCTTTTTTCATGGTTTTCTCCTTAAATGATGAAGTCTGTAAGCTCTTTTTTGCCTACAAATTGAACTTTTGTAACAAATTGATCTGTAGAAGGTTTGTAGCTAACATAGAAGTCATTTCGTCCACAATAGTTAAATAATTGAACAAGTGCATCACGGTCACTTTTACTTTGTCCATAGATATGGGCTACTAGTGGGAAAGTACTGAATTGTTCTAATGTAACAATATTAGTTCCCCAATGGTCAAGCTCAAATACATCTGTATCTTTGTTGTAACGTGCTTGCCATTGGCTTTCTAGCTCTCCATAGCCATAACCTAGCCACATTCTAGCATTTTTGTTTGCATAACCCTTAGATACTGCTTTTTCAATGATATTTTGTAGTGTTTTAGACATTTTTATTTCTCCTATATTTTAAATTTAAATTAAAGTGTAACCGTTGTTCCCAAGTTACCAAGGCGATTGTATAAGTTAGTTTTCAAACCATCTTCTCAGGATAGCTAGAAAGCTGTTTTTATCCACAGATGAACCTATTTTCTTACCCCAATGATCCAAGATATAGATATCTGCTTCTTGACCTTCTAGGGCTTTATATAGCTTATTATAAGCTTGAATGCTATTGTTAGTAGAAAGTAAAGTCTCTTTTTCAGTAAAGACTGTTACTTTCTCCTTAGAAATTGAAACATTTAAGAATGTAAGCTTTTTATACTCTCCCATTTTTAAGAGCCTCCTGAAATTCATCTGGGTTAAGCTCAATGTAACCAAGGGTTTTCTTGTGTTCAAAAATTCGCTTAACTTCTTTTTGAGTAGTGTTTTCTAATACAAAGTAGTTTGCCCAGCGTGGAGTAGCTACAGTTGAAGCTGTCCATCCTGTAAACATTGTATTATTTTCAATATCCACAAGTAGGAAGAATCTTGATCCATAAGTGTTGTACTTACTGATGTAAAGTTCTGCGCTGTTGTAATTAAATTTATAGGTCATTTTACCTATCTCCTTAAGATTTTAATAGTGAGATAATTGAGCTTTGCTCAATTTTTGGCTTGTCTCACAAGTCCTATGCTCCTTATCCTAAGAAGGTAGTAACTTGAATCTTGATAGCTCCTAGGTTGTATCTCTCTCAACCTTATGTATTAATTATATCACTACAAGAAATAAAAGTCAACCCTTTTTTGTTAATTTTTTTAATCTATTTTAAAATTTTTTAGCTTTTTAGTAATTATATTTTTAATTTTATCTATTCATAATTAGAAAGTAAGTGAGCAAGAAAGAGGAAGAAAGAAAGAAGAAAAGAAAGAAAGATAATGCTTGTAAAGTAAACCCCTTTTTGATATAATATAGGAAAAGAAAGATTCATTAAGGAGAATGATAATAATGGTAAAGATTATTGAAATAAGCAATAGCTTCAACCAATCTATCAGGATTGAAGGAAACAAGCTCACCTATAAGGAAGGTAGAAAGAAGAGGACTTCTGTACTCTACTCTTATATGGTAGATGAAGAAGACCTTATACTTATTACAGGAGGTAACAGCTATCATATTATTATTGATAATGCTTCTATGTACAGTAGACATATCAAGGAAGCTATCCATCAAATAGAGGGAGATAAGGTAGTATTATTTAGTAAGTGGTCTATAGGCAAGAGGTTTAGAGATTAGGCAATCATTTAATGGTTGCTTTTTTGTATGGATGAATGAGAGGGTATAGTATACAGTTAGGATAGGATAGTTAAGGAGGGTTAAGAAAGTAATTAAGCTATGTTAATTTTTTTGTTAAGCTATGTTAATTTTTTTCTAAAAGCTAGCAAGGAAAGGAAAGAAAGAGGTTGAAAGGAGGCAAGTAAAAATGGAAAAATGTTAGGTCGATTAAAAAATGAGGAGGCAGGGAGGGGGGCTTGATTTCTCTATTGACCACTATAATTTATTAGCTAATTTTAGGGTTTAAAGTTACCTTCCTCTTACTCTCTCAAGGCTTAGAGGATTCCCCATTCACGACAATAAAATATTAGGTAAAAATAGGGTTACTTACTTACTCTCCCAAAGGTCTACACTCTTCCTCTATTATGTTAAAATAAGGTTACATTCCTCCATAACCAACCCTCTTTCATTATTACAAAAAGAAGGTTGAAAATTACCTTCTTAAAAATACCAGCATAAATTTTTAAGGTTAAAATAGGGTTGATTAATAGTTACCTTAGATAAAATAAAAGGGTAACTTAAATGTCACCCTACTAGATTAGAAAGAAGGAGTTCCTTCAGTTTCCTTTAAAAATTTACTATGACTAATCGCTATTGACCTCTCAGGATTAGCATGACCTTTCTCACCATAGAAGGGATTGGCTATGTGCTTCTCAAGGCTAAGGATTAAGGAGTTAAAGATAAATCTTCTTGTGTCCATACCTGCTTTGCTACAGATTAGTTCCATACGAGGTGTTACTGTGTCAGACTTGATGCTAAAGCATGAATAATACTCAATAGGAGTAAGGTTGTAAAGGCTTAACCATTCATCTAAGGTCTGAAGCTTATCTTTCATGATGATCTTTCTTGTGACCATCTTTGTGAAGTTAGCGTTGAATCTAAACTTGGCTGTGAAGTCCTCTGTGGTAAAGTAGCGGTTAAGGTAGCGTGAATATCTATCTCTGTATCTATCCATCCTCTTTGTGCTTAAGGCTACAAACTTACCATAAGCTCTAGGACTAATTACTTTCTTGAAGAAAAGCATCTCCTGTGAAGTTCTAGGCATAAACTTCTTGTGATCTAAGCTTAGGAAAAATCTAAAAGGAATAGGATTGTAGTTCTCATAATCCTCAATGCTTACTCTGTGGAAGTAGTTATACTTAGCACTATAGAGGAAGTTGGCTACTGCTTGTGCTCCATTTTCTTTATACACAAGATCACACAAATCCATGCCTTTGTAAGTCATGCTCATTAGGTTAAAGTAAAGCTTTCCTAGCTCACTGTGGCTTAGCTCTTCTGTGCACAGGTGATAGTAGTCTCTAAGAGGACTTCTAGAGTATTTTATCTCTGTGATATCCTTACCATAGTGCAATTTCACAAGGTCTTTAACATTCTGCTTAAGGCTTCCATTGGCTACTCTCTTTCCTTCCAATTCCACAGAAGCTTGAAAGTATTCTTCTGAGATGATATTGTTTCCTGGATGCCTATCTTTACTGAAGTAGAGGTTAAAAATTTTACTGTACATTTATATACTCCTTTGGCTAGTAAAAATAATTTTAGCACTTTAGTGGATTATAGTCAATAGGTAAAATAATAAAGTTTTCCTAAAATATCTATCTGGGGATAAATGATTTATATATATAATTAACTTAATACTTACTACTTAGTTACTAAGTTACTAGGTTACTAAGTTAGTAGTTAAGTAGTTA